TTTTTATTTTGTTACAAAATACGGCTTTTATAATAAAGCAAAGCGTCTAAATCTAATGGAGGATATAGACGCTTATTTGGAATAGAAAGGATTCCACTGCTTATAGTTTTTGGTATATAGCTAGGTTAGCAGAATTTTTTTTCAAAAACTTCACCTGTGATTTTAAATTATCTGAATTTTTTTCTAGTTTTTGGTAAAATAATCTTCCTGTTGAGATACGACTACCAGGTTTAAAATTATTCCATTCGTTATCACTAAATAAGCTTGGCAAAGTGAATTCTTCGCTAGGCTTTAAAGAAGTTACTCGATCCAATACCATCTCTACAGTAAGTACATCATCTAGATAATCTGGAATTGAATTGGATAACAAATAGTCAGTTAATGTTAAATTCTTAGATTTAGCTTCATCGTTTAGTTTTTTATAAATTTTTTCAGATACTCGCATAGTAATTTGCGGCATAATGATACCTCCTAATAGTTATAAATGACTGGTCATATTATGTGAAGTCATATTATGTATATTCATAATAGTATTTTTCTGAACTCTAGTCAAGTGATTACGTATATTTTTGTTTTTCGAGAGGCAAACGTCGCCTCTCTTTTTATTTTGAAAGGAGCTGAAGTAATGCAAGAAATTCAAGATTTAAAGCAAGAGATCCAACAAATTAAATCAGACCAGAAGGATATGCAACGTGATATTCGCAATCTGGAAACTCGTACTACAGTCAATGAAAAGGACATTGTAAATATAAATAAGCTTCTTGATAAAATTAGCGCCAATACTACATGGATCCTGCGCCTGATTGTAGGTGGTCTAGTAGGAGCAGCACTTACTTTTTTATTGAAGGGAGGCGGCATGTAATATGTCAAAAGAGAATATCAAAAAACGATTCCGCAACTGGCGTACCTGGGTTGCGGTTTTTTCATTGGTCGGATTTTTATTTACTAAATTCGGAATGCCTGAAGCAAAGAACTTTCTTGAAGAATTGCTTCCCTATGTATTTGCAGTAGGTGTCTCACTTGGTATTTGGACAGATCACGAAGAAAAAGGAGAAGATGCTGAATGAAAAAATCAATCAAACTGACTTCCTCTGTATTTATGACTCTATTGCTCCTGTTAAGTTTTGCTACAGGGGCTTTTGCTGATAGAACACTTATTATTCCTGATTTACCGAAACAACCATACCGTTATGGTGTAGGTGCTTATGAAGGCGTTGTAGCACATTCTACAGCAACACCAGAAGCACCAGCTATTAATATTCAAAAGTATGAGTCTCGTACATGGCGTTCAGCATTCGTACATTATGCAGTTGATTGGAATGAAACAATCCAAATTGCTGATACGAAATACATTGCTTATGGTGCAGGACCAGGAGCAAATAAACGATTTGTTCACGTAGAATTATGTGAAACAAGAGATTATGAGAAATTCAAACGCAGTTATGATAAATACGTTAAGTTATTAGCTAAAATTCTTCGTGATCGTGGATTATCTGTAGAAAAAGGATTGTGGACTCACTACGATGTGACGAAATATCTTGGTGGAACAGATCATGAAGACCCACTTGATTACTTAAAGTCTCATGGTGTTTCAGAAGCTCAATTCCGTGCTGATGTGCAACGAGCATACAATAACTCTAACGTGGAAGTTTCCGTGCCAGAGAAACCATCTAAACCAGCGGAAGTTCCAACAGCTGTAACAGATGGTGTGGCGTACATTGAAGGGTATAACGTAAACTTACGTAAAGGTCCTGATACAAGCTATTCTAAAATCCGCCAGCTTAATAAACCAGAAGCTTATGTTGTATGGGGCGAAAAGGATGGTTGGTTAAACCTTGGTGGTGAGCAGTGGATTAAAAATGATCCATCTTATGTGAAGTTTAGTAAGAAAAGCACAGTAGATTCTTCTATCGTAGGTAAGCGCGTTGTTTCTAAAGTTAATAACCTGCGATTCTATGATGCTCCATCTTGGCAGGATAAAGATGTTGCTGGATCTGTAGATGTAGGCTTAGGTTTTACAATTGACGCAAAAATAAACGTAAATGGATCCTCACAATATAAAGTGCACAATAGTAAAGGTAAAACGTACTATATTACTGCAAGTGAAGCCTACGTGTATGTGAAATAGGGTAAAAGAGGGATTCCCCAAATGTGGGGAATCCCTCTTTTTTTATTCGGTAACATCAACGATTTCATCAAATTTAAATTCTGTATGTAAATTAAACGCATCCGTACAATGTACCGTATTAGTATGTAAATCAATTCGTATAACAGTTATGTACATATTGCTAATAAAACCATCACGATAAAACGAAATAAGTATATCTTCCTGCCTCTGCATGGAATCAATCAAAACACGTTCTATACGTTCTTTTGTATCCTGCGTGAGCATCGGTTTAGGTACCTTGTTTAACTCACCCATTATTTCTCTAATTCCCGCAAATTGCTCCGGCATGCTGGCAAATGGTTGCCATTTAATCATACCGCGCCCTTTAATCTTCGGTGCGCCCCAATTTTGATTATCCATGATGATCCCCCGATTCGTGTAATTTATGTTTATTATACACGAACGTACGTTCTTTAAAAAGTGTAAAAATAGCCCCGATTTTTTTACGAAGCTACATCCAAAACTCATTTTCATTTATGTTCTAATAGTTCTCCGATACTGCAATTGAATAGAACACACAATTTATCAATTGTATCGAAGTCGATTCTTTTTACTTTCTCATGATACAGATTAGAAATTGTATTTCTATTTAATCCAGTTTTTATATGAACATCTTGAATAGACATTTTATGTATTCCCATCAATGTAGACAAGTTGCATTTTACCATTACAAACACCTCCGATAACTAAAAAGTAACATGAAATACTTAATATTTCAATCATTTTAGTTGATATATTAAGTGTTAAGTTGTACAATATACTTAACATGTTAAGTATGGGGGTTAAAAATAATGATAGTTTCGTTCAATTTTCCAGAACTACATACATTTACACCTGAAGAGCTAAAAAATATAAAACAAAAAAGCGGCTTGTATCTTCTCTATTCAAACGAAGACGAGCTGCTTTATATAGGGAAAAGTATTAATTTAAAGGCTAGATTAATTAGACATTTTAAAGGTGGCTCCAATGTTGAGGACTACATTAAAGAATTCAAAAAAATCGGCTGCTACTATATTGACGATGAATTGGAGTTGGACTTGTGTGAAACGTATTTAATCAATACATTGCATCCAAGGTATAACAAGAATAAATATGTAGTTAATAAAGATTTGAAGAATAAAGAAAAAAGAAGTTATAAAAAATCACAAACTCCTCCGTTTAAAAAAGAAACACTTGTGCACTTGCGGAAAGAAAAGAGAATGACACTACAACAAATTGCAGACAAATTAGGAAGCACAACACCTTCTATCCTTAAATATCTGCGGTATTATAAAATTGATACTGACAAGAAAATTGATGTGATGAGACAACAATTTATAAAAAAAGTTAAGGAATTAAAGGAAGGAGAGTTTTTTAAGATTATTGATATAAAAAAATCAAACTCCTTCGCAAGGCATTTTTATAATATTCTTCATGAGAATGAGATTAACAAACTGCTGAAAGAACAAAATGTGTATAGAATTGGTAGTTATTACTATAAGTCGTATAAAGTGTTAAGTGAACAAGAAATATCCGAGTTAAGAATATGTAGTAAGTGTAAAAAACTTATGCATGTAGAAAATTTTCATAAAACAAACAATAAATATAAAAGTCAATGTAAAAAATGCAGAAAAGATAGGTGTGAATAGGGCCCTTTTTAAATGTCCCAGAAGTCAGTGACTCTCTTTTGGGGTTCATGTTTTCTAACGACTCGCATAACTTTCTGCATTGTGGCTGGTGATGGTAAATATTTTTTATCATTGCATAATTGTCCTAATGTATTACGGTTAACCTTACTAGCCTTTGAAAACTCCTGAATCGAATATTCGTAGCTAGCTAAAAATTTAGCTAGCTTTGTTTTATGTCTCCCGATACCTCTACCCCACATTCAAATCTCCTCCATGATCCTTTTTAACCATCCTGTCCAAAATGCAAAAAACTATACGCAATTGCAAAAAAGATTAGGCATATTGTTCAAGCCGTACACAATACCTTTTACCATACCAAACAAATTACGATTCTCAGTTCCAAATTGATAGCCTTTTAAAACTTCGTTTTCCCTATTCCGAATAGAATTCGCTCACAGAATACTGCTTCAGACATTACAAGTTTAGTATTTTCAATGATTCATAGCTGTTTTTATCTCTTCTAATCTTCAGGGACTATTCTTGCAGAATACATAAAGAAGGGTGGTGTTTGAGCATTGATATTTGAGTTAGTAAGTTCAGCTGCAGTTGGTGGTGTAGTCTTTCTATCAAAAATGCATCAAAAAGGAGCAACAAATGATGCCTCTAAGATTCAAAGGATCTGCGCAAATTGTGGTTTGAAAGTAAAAGAGGGAAAAGAAACCAGGACTATACAGCTGCTTCGCAAAACGAGAAATGAGTGGGGAGTAGAATATGCGTATAGGATTCCGCTCGGTCTTAGCTTCTCCGATTTTGAGCAAAAGATGCAGCATTTAGAGGATGGATTAAATCATAAGAGCAAAGTTTACGATTTTAAGCTAGCAGACTTCAAATCTCTTCGTTTGCGAAAAGATATTTTAAAACAAATACAAAACATCATAAACAAGAAAAAACTCGTTAGAAAGGAAATTGAGCTGTCTTATGAAGGGTTACTAAAAATACGAGTTTATGAAAAAGGAATTCCTGATTTCGTTAAATTTGAAGAAGATATGATGAAGCAATGCAGAGGTTGGGAAGTCCCTATTGGTTATACAAGGGATGGATTAGTAAAACACGACTTTGACCAGTTATCACATATGATCTCGGCCGGCATGACGGATATGGGAAAATCAAATGTACTAAAACTAATCATTACATCACTGGTACGCAACCAATCAGAAAATACAAAGCTATTCCTTATCGATTTGAAGGGTGGTCTCTCTTTCAACCGATACCGATTCCTAAATCAAGTCGAATCAATTGCGAAGAATCCAGAGGAAGCCCTAGAGACTCTAAGGGAATTGCAAGATAAACTGAATGCTAGAAACGAATACTTACTAGAAAAAGGATACGAAGATATAAAAGAAGCCGGGGATCCAGTGAGATACTTTGTAATTGTCGATGAAGCAGCCGACATGACGCCATATCAGGAGTGCAAGGACATTATTGTAGATATAGGTCGTCGTGGCAGGGCAGCGGGATTCCGTTTGGTATATGCGACACAGTACCCAACAAATGAAGCATTGCCATCTCAACTAAGACAAAATATAGGTGCTCGTGTTTGCTTCAGATTACAGACGGAAGCAGGGAGCCGCGCTGTACTTGATGAGGGCGGAGCAGAGAGTCTTCCCAACATAAAAGGGAGAGCAATATACCAAACGAATGAGAAGAAGGTCTTACAGACGGTTTATATCGATAATAAGCAAATAGATAACATCATAAAGCCACATATCAACATAAGAGCGAGGAAGGAGCATGAAGATGCAAAAACTAGCCATGAAGGAAGCGCGAACAGAAAGTATACTCTTGAGCTTGAAGAAACTCGGCTTTCTTAGTCGAAAGCAAATCCAGGTACTTCATGATCTTGGCGGTGATAGGAATGCTTCTCGTGTGATGAAAACCCTAGAAGAATATGTTTCTAGCTTTAGGGATGGGGAGAAAGTTTATTACCTTAACAAAGAAGGACGCGAGCGCATTGGGAGTAAGAAAATACTCAAACGTTCGAATCAATTCCGCCACTACATCATGCGAAACGATATCTATATTGCTTACGAATGCCCGAAAACATGGAAGCAGGAAGTTAAAATGAACGTTAAAGGTATCGTTTCTATAATTGCAGATGCACTATTTACCGATAATGGCCGTTATCACATTGTAGAGGTCGATCATGAGCAGAAAATGAGCGCGAACCGTATCAAGATGCAGAAATATCGCAAATTGATGGAATGCAATGTATTTGAGAAGACGCCTAAGTTTATTTGGTACACCACGACGGAATACCGCAGGAAGAACCTGCAAAAGCTTTGCGAGGGATTGGATTGCAACATATTTACGGTTACTGATTTCCATTAAAAACAGGGAGATGGTCCATATGGTAGCAGAGACAATGAGCATCAAAGATTTTATGGATGGTAACTACGGGACAAAGAAAAAGTGGAGCTTGTTCAAAAAGAAAGCAAAAAAATACGCACCCGTGGCGGCGCGAATAAGTATTGTGATCGGTAGTGCTATTATATTCAGCCAAATTATAGATATTCCTCACGCATTTGCTGATGGTAATAATCCAGATGTGAACGAAGTATTTAAAGATGTGCAATCAAACGATGGGAAGATAAAAAATTATATAGATGGTCAACTGTACAATCGTATTGTAAATGCGTTTGAACCGGTTATTTTCTTGATTAAAGCAGTTTCCTATCCAATTGCATCCGTTGTAGCGTTATGCGGCGGGCTATTCATTATGGTTGGTAGCCAGGAACGGGGATTCTCTCTTATTTCAAGGGCAGGGATTGGCTATATTGTAGTCCAAATGATTCCTTTGTTTATGAGACTGTTAGTTGAAATCGCTAAAGCTATATGAATAAATAGTAAAAAAATCTCAATTTATTAATTTAATAGTATATAATTTTTTCTATATAAATTAATTAGGGTGGGTTACAAAGTAATGACAAACAATTGGTTTAAGGACATGGAAAAAATAACAATATGTTTAGGATTTGCAATAGTATATCTTGGAGTAAATAATTTTTATGGAGATTCAATAATTAGTCCGGCTTTAGTAACAGGAATTTCATTATCCGGTCTGTGTTTAACAATGGCAGATTTTTCAAGTAAACAATTCAAAGGGTGTAAGAATAAATGGGGAATACACGCATTATCTTTTATCGATTTCTTGTTATATTGTCTCGCAGCCTTATGTATTATAGGTTATCCTAATTCTACATTTATAAAATCACTAGACAAAGATACCCTTGATTGGCTGAGCACTTCAGCGAGTGTTATTGCTTTGGGGTTTGTATTCATAGCAATAGGCATAAGTAATAAAGATGCTGTATTAGAAGAAGAAAAGAAAAGATTCGAAGATGAAGAGAAAAGATTCAAAGAAATAGAAGGGATGTTCAATGAATCAAAAAAGATTTCAGAACAATTTCGAGAACTAGTAGAAAATAGAAATGAAGTTATTGAAAAGAAAGATAAGCAAATAAAAGAATTAGAGAAAAAAGTAAAAGAATTAGAAGGAAAGAAAACAGCTGCATCTGCTTAAATAGACACAGCTGTTTTTCTTTGCAGGAAAATCCTAACCATCATGGAATACTGTCACTAGGAGGTGTTGTGACGTTATGACGGACGAAATTGTTTATTCTGCAAGCGAAGTATACAAACGACTAGGAATAAGTGATAGCACCCTTAGAAAGTACATGGAAGTATTGTCACGCGAGGGATTCGCTGTGAAGAAAGATAATCGCGGCAGACGCCAGTATACAGACAGTGACATTATGGTGATTGAAAAATTAATTGAGCTTAGTAAGCATGACGGTATGACGCTAGAGAAGGCAGCGAAGATGATTGCGCAGCAAATAGAAAAAGTTAATCCGGATTTGATTCAAGAAGAGGCTAAAGAAACGGATTTAGTGCCATTCCACATTAAACAGCAATTACAGGAACAGTACAGCGTTATGGCGCAAGAAATGAATCAGAGTATGTTAGTGATGGAGAAGCGATTAAGTGAGCAGGTAAAGCAAAGTAACGAAGAAATCAAAGCGAGTGTAGAAGCACATAATGAACGAGTGGAAAAACGATTGGAAGCACGGGATGAGACGCTTATGAAAACGTTGCGCGAGATGCAGGAAACGAAGAGATTGATGCAGGAGTTTCGGAATGAGGTTGCTGCAGCGAAAGAGAAGAAAAAGCCGTGGTGGAAGTTCTGGTAAGAATCTAATTACTTACAAAAAATAAGCCCTACAGAAAGCAGGGCTTATTTTTGTATAGACATTATGTCCTTTAGGTTAATTTGTTCATTTGAATTCAATTTATTAGCAATATAGCAATCTAACATTTCATCAATAAGCTCGTAATTTTTCATGTTTTTCATAGTGCATATGGCTTTTATTTTATTCAGTGTTTCAGGTGATACTTTTATGTTTTTTCTGTCTGTTGTTGACAAGGATTTCTTTCCCTTTGTTACAGGATTGTCTTGAACAGGTACAGGTGTTACAGTCACTAAGTATTGTTTATCCAAATTAATCACTCCTAGTTATATTTTTATAAATTTATAATTTTATACTTTTATAAATTTATAAAAACGTTTATATAGAATAGGTATAAATAATATACCTATTCTCGACTTCTCTTTACTTCAAGTACTTGTTTTACAGCGTTTTTTACTAACTTTTGCTTTGGCGCAGGTAACGAAGCAACCTTTTCCTCGATTAACATATTTATTACTTCATAAATTTTCATATCTTCAATTGTAGCAAGTGTGGATATCGCTGTGTGCGTTTCTAATGAGACACGAAAAGATTTTGGTAACTCTTTTGTAGTAAGTTTTCTCTTCGGTTTTTCAAAGAGCTTATCATCGTCAGGAAAACTACGTTCTTGATTTTCTTTACTTTCGGGTGTAAAGGTTACTGATCCTTCCGTTTTCTTTCTTCTCATCCCAAGTTGTTCTTTATCTATATTCAATTTGTTATCCATTTACTGTTGTCATTCCTTCCAAAATCTCGATTCTTTTTTCAACTTCGCCTGCAATATTTTGGTATACAGTATGAACGTTTTTATCATGAACATCTTTCAGATTATAAGTAATTCCCGTTCTATCAAATCTCTTTAAACGTGCCATCTGTTTAATGATGTTATTGAATACATTAGCTTTACCAAAAATCTCTTCTGCTTCTTGAAGAATATCTTTGTCGATTTCGTTTCCGTTTTGCATTAGCACAGGTAACGCACCAATAATTTCTAATGGTAAATTGTAATCATCTGCTAATGAGAATACATGTTCAACGTACTTTTGAGCACCTTTTAATGATCTTTCTTGTGTTTGTAAAATAACCATTACATAGTCACTAGCGACTAAGGCACTGTCTGCAAATTTATTCAATTGTGGTGGCACATCAATAAAAATGTAATCATAATTTTCTTTGATTGCACTTAACTGTTTTGCAAAATATGTATCTTGTGAAAAGTCATCTTCAAAATTTCTGAATAGGAACTTCTCATATGTTTGTAAATCCTCGTAAGAAGGAAGCAAGTCCAAGTTAGGTAGTACATTAATCAGTGCGCTTTGCAAGTTAGCGTCTATAAGAGACATAGCTAATGTTCTTTTGAATTCTGGTTCAATTGAATGAACTTTTTTCATTGTGTTGAATAGTAAATCGGTCGCATTTGCTTGCGGATCTAAATCTACTAATAAAGTTTTCTTTCCTTGTTTTGCGAATGTATAAGCTAACATTACAGCGTTTGTAGTTTTTCCAACCCCGCCTTTGAAGTTACCAGTCGTGATAACCTTGCACATTTTCCGTCACCTCGTAAAAAAAAGTTTTTTTATACTTTTATAAATTTATAATTTGATTTTATAACACAACATACCTACGGTAAAGTATAAATTTATACTTTTATACTTTTATAAAAAGTTGATTATTAATCTATAAACAGATAATAGTTTTTAAGATGTTTTTTTAAAAGACTTTAATATCAAGGTTTAACAATGCTTATTTTATAAAAGTATAAATTTATATTTTTATAAAAGTATAAATTTATAAAAAAATATCGTTCTTTTTTTTGGAAAACTAGTTTTTTATAAAAGTATAAATTTATAAAAGTATAAAAATGAAATTGGATTTTTATATAGAGGGGAATGCAACAGGCATATAGAGGTATTTACAAAGAAAAAAGCTTGTTGTAACGTAATAAACAACAAGCAACATTCTACAAAACAAAACATAATTTGATATTTTACATAAACAAAGATCGATAGAACAACTGAATATGAACACAAAACAAAAAGCCACTCCCATATGCTATTGGCGCCAACCATTAGCGGGAATGACTTGCTCTAGCAAGTGTACCACCACTTGACTAGAAAAAACTGTTTTAACCGACAGTGTTAACGTTTAAGTAGTGTACCACCACTAACCTTAAACAACTATGCCTTTTCACGAGGCTTCTTTGATATACCCATTTTATCTATTGTTTGGATAAATATCAACTAGTAAATACTAGTTTTGATTATTTTGTATTCCAAAAGATATATAACGGGCATCTCTAAACCTAGAAGTCTTGTGAATGTACAGGCCATTTTAGGAATTAGGGATGCCTTTTTGTTTTGGTTCGCGTGGAATTGCCTGAAACCACGTAAATAAAAACTGATAAGCCGTAATTCCGTGCTTCTATATAGAGGGAACGTGTTACGTGCGTGGCTGGCTGTTGGTCGTGCAGGGGGTACAGAGTATGCGCCTACAAAAACAGCACCCCTCATTGGAATCCTGTTCTTCTGGTGAGGGAGGGCGAGAACTTGCCCAGGGACGATTCTCTGAAAGGTTCGGGTGGTTATCGTTAGCATTACGGTGCTAGGGAGTACATTCAGTTTGTCGTGTAGGGACGATATTACAAGGACAAGCCATAGAAAAAGGATGTATGCGGTGAAAATCGCTGAGTGAACAGGGTCTATACATACGGATACCTTATAAGTGACCGCATGGCAAAAACAAGACGCTTATCCATCTATTTTGATTGATTACTTTTTTGTTATCTTTCAAAATAGGGGATAAATCTGCCTTCCAGCCGTATTCCATAATCGTTCCCACATGATAAAAACCTTCAAGACCTTCAGTCAAGCTTAATTACTAAGAAAAGATGGGAAACTTGAGATTGTTTAACTCCTAGGGGAATGACTTACTAAGATAGAGGAATAAATAAGGGATTTATTCCTTACTTGGTTAGAGGATAAGGGGACGGATGGTAGAATAGGCCTTACTGCTACATTTGGTTTTACACATCAGATATAGTACGTGAAATTTATTTTGATGAATCTTCTTATACGTCAACAAAAGTTGATATGAGGGTGTTATCCTATTATTAGATTAATTAATAGAAGAGGTGGACTTATTATGTTGTTGGATTTTGAAGTTATGGAATTTGGTTTTACTAAAGAAGATATTGAAAACATTTCTAATCATTTTGAATACACTCTTGATCTTTTGGATTGGGAAGATATTAAGTTATTTAAAAGTGATGAAGAAATTTTTAAGTATTTTTTCATTGATGATCAGGATAAGGAATCGATTGTTGAGACATTATTAGAGATGGGTAAAGTTTCTGCAGAAGACTTAGAAGATGGTGAAACTGTAATGGGTTATATGGTGGATGATGGTGATGAAACTGTCTTTAAATTATCTAATGGACGATGGGCTGTATTTTCTCATGAATTATTAGGTAAAGAAGCAAGGCAACAAATGGATTGATTCTAGTATATTTAAGACGCTTTATGCGTCTTTTTTTTTAAGAAAAGACACCCTAAGGTGCCTTCCTCCGACTTGAACTATCTTAATTAGAATAATATTTATTATAAAGTAAGATGGTGGTGCAAATATTTATCATCAATAATCCTTTTATAAGTTGTAGAATCTGTTATGCTTGTTTGTTCAAAAGCTTGATTAAAAGACATACCGTTTATTAACATTCGCATTCTTGCTGCATGTAAATATTCCTCATACCAAAGATATGTAGCATTATCATCATCAGATAATTCGCGTATAGTGTGCTTTGCAATGAATGGGCTGTTACTTTGGTGAGAAAAACTTTCAACTAGTATATAGTTTCCGTTTGTTGCTACCGCTTGTCCTTCTATACTTCCGCCAACACGATTCCAAGGCGGTAAGTCTCCATGTTGCATTTTATAAGCCTCAATTAGTATCCCTTCTACTCTTTTAATATCTTCTTTAGCATACTCAGCAACCGGGAATTGCATTGGGTCAAATTGCCCCCACATAGCTTTATTTCCACTATGAGCAGGTTGATGATGTGATGATTGAACAAACACAGAATAGCCAATTTTTTCGTGTGTTTTGAAATATTCCTGGATTTTTTTGAATTTACAACCGCTGGCATTCATTTTAATAATGCCATTATGTTGTTTAAATCGCTTTACTAAATCAACAGCAAGTCCTATATAAAGTATTTCCTTGGTTGCATAGTTCCAAAAACAATAGATTCCAGCCGAAGACCATCCATAATTATTATGAGAATTACAAATATCATCTAAAGCATCAGCGATTTGTTCAGTTTCATCTTTTGCATAGGCGTCTTGAATAATAGTTCCAAACATATATATTCCTCTTTTATATTTAAATTCAATAAATAAAAGCAATCTTTCGAGTGCTTTTACTTATCGCAAGCAATCCCGTCTCCATCTTTGTCTAATTTTTTGCTATATCCAGGTTCCCCTTGTTTAATCGGAGCTTTACCAACTTTTCTCACCTGCGCACAATTTTCGTACACCACATTATTTTGTTCTGATTGTTTTTGTTGTTCCTCAGGCTGACTTGCTGGAGTAGTAGTCTGTTTTGGTTCTTCCTTATAATTCCTTACATCATCAATTACCACTTGATTATTAGATGAATCTACAATTTTAACCACAATGTCATCTTTACTAGCAATATTGGCTTCTTTTCCATAATCTCTGAATGCTGTACCTCTATACCTTTCGTATGGTCCAGCGGATGTTTTAAAAGTGGATACGGACAATTCTTTATCGACCTTATCATATTTTGCGTATGCATCTAGATTGAAAGCAAGAGTGATTAATTTTCCATCTTCACTAATAGATACTGTAGGATTAACACCATCAATTTTCTTATAGGTTTCCGTTAATCTTTTTTGTGTATCATCTTTAAATTTATTTATTTTTTCTTGTTTCTTATCAATCGGTTGTTCCACTGGTTTAGGTTCAGCTTTCTTTTCTTCCTGCTTAGGAGCTGTGTTTGTAGTAACAGCAGGTTTTACTTCTTGTTTCGGTTCTTCTTTCTTTCCTGTAATAGTATTAAAGACAGAAACAACGATTACCAGGTAAATTAAAGAAGCGATAACCATTTTGGCTTTGTTGCCAGATCGGAACCCGAGTATTTTTTGGTACCATTTACGTTCAGTTTTATGTATCTCAATATCTGTATAGCTTTTAATTAAGCTTTCTATTTCTTTTCCGGAACCATTCGGAATAAAGACGAATGCATCTTTTATCCCCTTGAACTCAAAGTTAGATTTAATAGCAAAATGATCGATAAATACGTCTGTATATTCACTAAAATGATGTGTAGAAATACTAACTACATCCTTTGCATCTCTATCGTAAGTAAATGTTTGAATGTGTTCTTTTGAAACCGCAGCGTACCCAGTTTTAATTCCTCCAAGGGCAACAGTTGCGATGATAGGAGTGATTCCATATTCTTTTTGATATTTAGTAGCTATAGCTTGCTTTGCAAGTTCTAATTCACTTGGCTGTTTCTCTTTTTTCTTTTTCCCCATGACTTTACCCCTTTTCAAAATGTAAGATTTCTCAGCCAAGCATAACAAATATAGTTACAACTATATTGTCATATTTTGTCGAATGAGAATAAAAAAAGAGAGCCGCAGCCCTCATTGGATAAATTGGTAAAATTATGTAAAATTTTACCTCTAGAAAATGGAAATGATTTCTTCTACAATGAAATCAAATCACAATATTTCGTTATGCTCACCTAAGAATCGTACATAATGATCAAGTTGTTTACAGAAGTTCTCTCTTTGGCTTTCAGATAACGCCCCATACGTTTTTTGAACGCCAACTAGAGTGTTATGTAGTCTTTCATCATCAGTAGCGTCAGTTCGTCCAGTAAGCGCATCTAACGACACGTTAAAGAAGGAGGCGAGACGAAATAATGTTGTAAGATCTGGTTCGGAAAATCCGTTTTCGTAGTTGTTAATTTGGCTACGACTAAGGTTCAGTTCATGAGCCAAATCAGTTTGTCTAAGCGAACGACTTTTCCTAAGTTTTTTTAGAGTTTCACCTAAAGTTTTCATACTATCAGTATAGTTATAGACATATTGATATACTATAAATGATAGATATATTGTCTTTTGTGTTATATTGATAGAAATATAATCAAAAATCTAAAATAAAATAGAACAAAAGTTCGGTTTTGTGGTAAAATATGCATGTGAGGTCTTCAAACGTTCCATGCATATTTGCATATTTTATTTTCGTGTAAGCTGATAAACGTTGGTATATAACGGTTTTACAACTTTCTCAATAATTATCAGATAACTGCATGACTGAAATTTGCCAAAAATGTGATATTATGAAAATAACAAAATAAACGGACGTAAAAAAAGACCCACGGTGTAAGTAGTGTTGGTAGCACTCTTACACTGCCCCCTACCATCCTAGGGAACATTGTCGCGGATCTTGTACATACATATTATAACACAACTCAGATTGAAAGTGGCGCGTTTTCCTTTATATGTAACAAAATGGGGTTTACGTGTCTTTTGTCCATCAAGGAGGACAAGTACTGTGCAAGAAATATTGAATAAGATCTCAAATCAAATTAATTTTCACAGAATGAGTACACGTAAAATAGGTAAGCGGATTAACACAACACATGTTACCATTTCAAATTTTCTTAATGGTAAATCTCAAATGAAATCCAATACTTACGGAGAATTATTAAAAGAAGTTTTCCCTGATGATGTAAATACAAGAAGAATGTGTTGTGAAAGGTATTTCTCTCAGACTGATAAGCCTATGAACAAAAGGTTAGCGATGGATTATCTAGCTGTACATGGCGAACAAGAGTTATTAAAACAATTGATTGACAAAGAAAAAACATCTCATGATAAAGATAATCGTGAATGGGCTTATGTTTATGAACTAATTTACTTACGTAATAAAGGCGAGTTGTCAGGTAATAAATTACAAAAACGATTACATCAAGCAAAGAAGGAAATAAAGTTATCTACAACGGAAATGCAAATTTTATTTGAAATTTTATCGTTATTTGCAACGGCTGATCGAAGGAATTTCAAGGTAATGAACGATACAGCTGTCATTCTATTAGAAGAAATCGATCTAATTTCTGATCCTTATTTGAAAATCTCATTTGAATACAAAATTAAAGAGTGTATGATTCAAGGGTTATTAATGTCAGGCGAAGTAGAAAAAGCAAGAACTACATGTCATGAAATTATAAACAAGGAAGAGTTACGACGACGATTTCCAATGATTGTAGCTACTGCATATGGAACCTTAGGAGAATCATACACTTTTGAAAGTTTTGAAATGGCAACGCATTACATTAACCAAGCAATTGAAATGTTAGAGAAGAAACTTAATGCTCGTATGAGTTTACGTAACGATATGATGGTAAACACGATTGAATTTTTGAAAATAATGTGGAAAGTTGGATTAAATAATGTTCATCCTATTCACATAGCTGAAAAAGCTTATTTGCAAATTCAGTTAGGGAATAATGAAAAAGCTATCCAGATGTTAGAACGTCTCAAAGAGGAAAACGGAGAACTATCTGCATTCCAGTTATATTATCTAGCTTTGGCAAAAAATGATAAAAACTTATTTGCAGAGTCCTTAAATAAGTTCGAGCAATTAGGTAATATTTTTTACTCCCAATTACCGAAGAAAAACCTAGGGATAATATAGTAAATATGGTATAATATACTTATAATATTAAGGAGGTATTTTATGCGTAAAATCCTTAAAGTAGTACCAGCTTTACTATTAGTCGGAGCGATTCTTCTGAATCCGCCAGTGAAGGAAGCACCTAAACAAGAAGCTTCAACAGCTCCAGTACTATATAAGATGGTTGACCCAGGAACTGGTTCCGGTTGATATAAAACAAATTTGATAAATAATTAAATATATTATATATGAATGACATCGTCAAAATGGCGATGTCATTCGCTGTTTTTAGGGATTGGTAAGTGTTTTTCATTTTCGGTAAATACTTACCAATTGTGAATAATTCACAAACTATATAGAGGATGCAGGGGGAAGAAACATGGAGAATTTAGTTACGGAGTTGTTATTAATGGAGAAGGTTGAAGGGGTAAATATTGAACATCTCCGTGAAATGTTACTGCAATTATCAAATACAGAAAAAGAGTAAAACAAAACTCCGTAGACAGTAGTTAGTCTTACGGAGTTTTGTTTTTAGATATAAAGCTTTGAATTGTTGATTTAAACAACTCTTTGTTATCCTCTGAAAGTTGATTGATTAGCATCATCCATTCGTTAGTCTCTTTACTAATATCTTCTGTTTCTTTTACTGTTAATTTTTGATGAATAGATCTTCCTAACAAATAATCAATAGAAACCTCGTATATGTCTGCTAATTTAGTTAATGTCTCGTAGTCAGGTTTACGTCTTCCTGATTCGTAACTAGATAAAGTGGCTTTGTTCACGTCTAATTTTTCTGAGATGAAAGTCTGTGTGTAACCTTTCTTTTCGCGACACGCTTTCAATCTTTCGTTTAAGTTCATAATTTTATTATTCCCCTTTATAAATAAGATCCCATTGTGTAGTTTGCAATATTTTGCATCGCAAAGCATTGTTCTTTAATTACAGTATATATACTTTTTGACAACTTTTCACTATCTGTAAAAATATTTTTAACAAAATGACAAAATGGGGTTTACATTTACGAAATGACAACCTATAATGAAATCAAGAAGTTGTCAAAACGACAACGACAGGAGGTGAAGCGAATATGACTTTTGGAAGCAGAGTTCGAGATATTCGCAAACAAAAGAATATAACACAAGAAAAACTAGCTAAGAAGCTTGATTTTAGCCACGCTTCAGCTATTTCTTTTATAGAAAATGGTAAGAGAAGATTGGACGCTGAAAAGATACCAACTTTAGCAAATGCGCTTGGAGTATCAATAAACGAACTTTTTTTTGCTCAAAATGTTGTCGAAATGACAACTGACGAAACGGAGGAAAGAAAATGAAACAATTACAAGTTTTCAATAATGAAGAGTTCGGACAAGTTCGAACGGTAACGCAAGGTGAAGATGTTTGGTTTGTAGCTAAAGATGTAGCTGATGTACTTGAATACCGAGACACACACAACATGGTTAGGTTCTTGGACGAAGATGAAAAGGACACTCACCAAGTGAGTACCCTTGGCGGAAGCCAAATGATGAAAGTAATTAACGAATCTGGTTTATACTCAGCGATTTTAAAAAGTAAAAAACCACAAGCGAAAGCATTCAAAAAGTGGGTAACAAGCGAAGTGCTTCCTTCTATTAGAAAACACGGAGCATACATGACAGATCAAGTCCTGGAACAAGCGGTAACAAATCCAGACTTCATGATTGGACTTCTTACAAACTTAAAAGAAGAGAAAGCAAAACGAGTTGAAGCGGAACGAACAATCTTACAACAACAGCCACTTGTAACATTCGCTGAAGCGGTGCAAGTATCAACAAACCTAATAACCGTCAAACAGTTAGCAAACTTAATGAGACAAAAAGGAATCGATACAGGTCAAAACAGACTCTTCGAATGGTTCAGAGAAAACGGATACCTTTGCAAGAAGAAAGGTAGTCTTTACAACACGCCAACACAGTATTCAATGGATTTAGAGTTATTTGAATCACAAGAATATGTAAGAACAAATAGCCAAGGCGAGTTTGTAACATCGTTTACTACAAAAGTCACGGGAAAAGGTCAACTTTACTTCATTAATAAGTTTCTTGGAAAGGAAGCGGTTTAAATGATGGAAGAAAGCACATTATCACTAGCAATCGCAGCAGCGACAATATGTTTATTCGTATACCTGGTACATCGAATTGATGTATGGGACAAAAAGACAGGATGGTCACGGGATGACAAATAAAGAACAGCGTGATGAAGACGAACAAAAGAAATTAGCATGGATCATAAAGGATTTAAGAGCTAGAGGGATACATAACAGCGCAGATAAGGTTGAGGAAATGCATAAGGAGTTTATTATTCTAGCTAAATAGGACAAGCGTTGTGCTTGTCATCATGATCAGGAGCGGACATCTTTCCCCCTCCACCTCGTTTCTGGTCATGATGATGCGTACAGCATCAAAACAAAAGAAAACCAGCCGATTACCCCTAATCGACTGGTTCATGAAACGACGCAATATTATGTACCTCTATTATAACACAGTCGTTTCTTCTAAGTAAATAAGGAGGAATGTGGAAATGATTGAAAATCCAATTACTTATGGTAATCATCACGATTCATCAGCTAGAGACTTCATTGAAGAATGTGCGGGTTGCAATGGAGAAATATACTACGGAGAAAGTTGCTTAGACTTTGGTGGAGATTACCTACACGCAGAAACAGAGTGCATCACACAGTATGTAAAGTCTCATTCTACACAGAAAGTAGCAGGTGAATAAGATGGAAGCAAACGTACTTATTACAACTGAAGATATGGCCCATGAACAATGGCTAGAAGCTAGAAAAGCTGGTATTGGCGGTTCTGATGCAGCGGCTATTGCAGGGTTAAATAAATGGAATTCGCCAATTGGAGTTTACTACGACAAAACAAGCGAAACGGTTAAAGATCAATTACCAAGTGAAGCAGCTTACTTCGGTAATGTGCTAGAGGAAATTGTAGCAGAGGAATTCAGTAAACGTACTAAGTTGAAAGTTAGAACATGCAATGCGATTCTACAACATCCTGATTACCCTTGGATGTTAGCAAATGTGGACAGGCTGGTTGTTGGTGAAAAGGTAGGACTTGAGTGTAAAACAGCTTCCGAATACCTAAAAAAAGAGTGGGAAGGTGAAGAAATCCCAGCTTCTTATCTTCTACAGTGTCAACACTATATGGCGGTTACAGGTTATAAAGCATGGTGGATAGCAGTATTAATCGGTGGCAACAAATTCATCTATAAAAAGATTGAACGTGATGAAGAAATCATTCAGTACCTAATCGATATTGAAAAAGACTTCTGGTTAAACCACGTTGAGAAGGGAATTCCACCAATGTTCGATGGTTCGGAAGCATCATCTACTTTGCTTAAAGAAATGTATCCAGATTCGGTTGAAGATAGCGAAGTCGAGTTAGGAAGTGAAGTGGAGTTATTAATAGAAGCTCGTGACCAAGTAGATAAAGAAATTAAAGCACTAGAAGAACAGAAAACAGAGTACGAAAACAAAATTAAAGCAAAGCTTGGATCAAATGAAATCGGTAAAACAGAGAACTATAAGGTTTCTTGGAAAACACAGGTTTCTAATCGGATTGATAGCAAGCGTTTAAAAGAAGAACAACCGGAATTGTACAAACAGTATACAAAAGAATCTAAAAGCAGAAAGTTCACAGTTAAATAGGGAGGAAATGAACAATGGCAAACAATGAATCTATTAAAAATCAATTAGCAAACCGTACTGAAAATAAACCAGCTAGCCCTGAGCAAACAGTTGAAGCTTATATGAAGAAAATGGGGCCGAGAATGGCTGAAGTATTACCAAAGCACATGGATATGGACCGTATGAGCCGTATAGCACTTACAACGATTCGAACTAACCCAACGCTATTAGAATGTACTGTTCCTTCTCTTATGGGGGCTGTGATGCAGGCAGTGCAACTGGGATTAGAACCAGGATTACTCGGGCACTGTTACTTGCTTCCATTTAACAAAAATGTAGGCACAAAACAGAATCCTCAGTGGGTTAAGGAAGTCCAATTCATCATCGGATATAAAGGAATGATTGATTTAGCGAGACGTTCCGGTCATATCCAAAGCATATATGCTCACGCGGTGTACGAAAATGACGAGTTTGAATACGAATTAGGGTTACATCCTAAGTTGACACATAAACCTTCATTTGGAGATAGAGGGAAGTTCATTGGAGCTTATGCAGTAGCTCACTTCAAAGATGGTGGATATCAAATGGAATTTATGCCAGAAAGCGAGATTGAAAAGCGAAGAGGTCGTTCTAAATCAAAAGACTTCGGACCTTGGAAAAGTGATTATGAAGAAATGGCTAAGAAAACAGTCGTGAGATCGATGTTTAAATACTTACCAATCAGTATTGAGGTTCAAACGCAAGCGCAGCATGACGAAGTAGTTAGAAAAGATATTACGGCAGAACCTGAATTTATTGAGGCGGAAGAACCAAATGAAGAAACAACAAACCAAGAACAATCAGAAATTGTATTTGAACAATGATCGAAAAACAAAGCAAGGTACTCCTTCCGGCTTGGTGCTGGAAGGATGCCAAATCAACTGACGAAGTAAAACGAAATGTACTGAAATATATAAATCCAAAACGCTACCCAGGTTATAGGGTCCTGAAAGTATCGAAGGGATTTGCAATATGTGAACGAGGTGACTGAGATGCAATTAAATTGGAGAAAAAAAGCTCGTGATGATAACAAGCCTTTCCCAGTAAAGGGATATAACCTTACTAATCTATTAAAAAAAGTAAGGGAGTTAGAAGAAGATGGATATGAACATGTAAGACCATATCAAAAAATCTATAAGCAAAGAAAGGACTTTGATTACGATATGGGCAGGAACTTCAATAAAGGTGGATTTAAATTCAACGGTTATGTAGATACAGTTCAGTATCTGTTTGTAATGAGGAAGAAAGCGGAATAAAGGCAGGTGAGACCTTGTGACGGGGTGGATAAAATTGCATCGAAAGATTATGGAAAGTTCTATATGGACGGATAGTAACAAATTCAAGTTGTGGACGCTTTGCTTAATGCGAGCTTCTCATAAAGATCGTGAAGTGTTCGTTGGAAATCAGGTTGTAAGTCTTCAAAGTGGTCAATTTGTTACTGGTAGAAAAGCATTAGCGGAAGAATTCAACAAAGGTGTTAAGAAGTCGCAAACGATTTCTGAAAAGACCATCGAACGATATCTAGCACTATTTGAAGAGATGGAGATGCTGACCATCAAAAAAACCACGAAATACAGCGTCATATCAATACTTAACTGGCATCTGTATCAACAAAGTGACCAACAGTTGACCAACAAAAAAGAGCACTTTGAGTCAAAAACTGACCAACAAATGACCAACAAAAAAGAGCCTGAAAACACTGATATACCAACGTTTTCAGAGTATGAAGAAAATGAAGATGACCACAACTTGACCAACAAGTGTCCAACAAAATCGCAAAAATTGACCACAAACAAGAATGTTTTAAAGAATGTTGTTGTTGAAGAAACTCCGTCACAAGAACAAGTAAATATAATCACTGATAAATATATGAGATTAAAAGGAAGAGGTTTTCCTGGACCAGATGATTATAGTACGGCAACTCAGCTTATACAGGAAGGTGTTCCTTTTAATGAAATACTTTTCTACTTAGATGAATGTTTTCAAAACTATAAACCTAAGCATTCAATGGATCGGATAAATTCATTTAGATATTGTGCGAGTTACATCTATAACAGATGGCATTCAAAACAACAGGCAAATAAATCATTAACAGTAATACCAGGTAAGCAAAAGCAAAGACAAGCGAAGAATGAAGAATTACTTGCTAAATACGAATAGAGGGGAATAGGGATGGAGAAAAAAGAGGTTGTGAGATTACTACGTTATATCGTAGCAGCTTATCCGAATTTTGAATTAACAGATGAACGCATTCAAGTATGGATTGATTTATTAGAAGACAGTTCATATGAAAAAACGATGGACAAGCTTAAACAACATTGTAAAACCAAGAAATTTCCACCTAGCGTGGCTGAGATTATTGTAAGTGAAACTCAAAAAAATATACAAATGAGCAAGCTGAAAGAATGGGAAGAGGTGGCACGTCGTGATAGAGAACTTAAGAACGGTTGATTTGGGCGCAGAACAAAGCTTTCTAGGGTGTTTACTACTAGAAGGAGACCTAATACAAGAAGTGACATTACAACCGCTACATATGGAAAATGGACGCCACAGAGTGATTTATAAAACAATGCAAAAAATCATGAACGATGGTGAAGCATTAGATCTTGTAACGGTAGTTGAAAGGTTAGGAGATTCATTAGAATCAATAGGCGGTATTCATTATCTAGCTCAGTTAGCGGAATCTGTTTCTAGTACGGCTAATCTCAAGCATTACCAAAGAATGATATACGAACAATATCGCATTAGAGAAGCAAAAGTTATCGCTTCGGATTTGTTACAACAAACAGATGAGGAAAATATAGCGAAGACATACAACAAACTCGGAGAATTGCAAGAAATGGGCGTTACTAATAGCGCTACAAAAGAAGATATTCTCCTTGAAATTATGCAAGATATTAATACAGATCGTGGGGAATTAGTTGGAATAGATACAGGGTTCTCTGATATTAACGGGATGACAGGTGGATTGAAAGGCGGTTCACTATATATTATTGCAGGTCGTCCTTCGATGGGGAAAACAGCTTTCTCATTAGCATTAACAGCAAATGCTTGTGACTCGGGCGCTGCATGTAGTTACTTTTCTATAGAAATGCCATCAAAAGATTTATTCAACCGAATTATTAGTAGTATGGGGCGTGTGGATGGTTCGAAATGGCAAAACCCTTGGAAATATTTCTCTCAAGAAGATACACAAAGAGCATCGATTGCTATGGGTGAAATTAGTAAATGGGCATTCGAAGTATATGATGAGTCACGACAAACAATTGCTGATATAAGAGCGAAGGCTCGACAGTTCAAAAAACAATATCCAGACAAGAAGCACATTATCTTCATTGATTATTTAGGACTTATTTCAACAGTAGGAACTTACGAGCGTGATGATTTGAGAATAGGCGCTATGACGGCAGAATTAAAGCAAATAGCAAGGTCTTTAGACGTTCCAGTAGTTTTGCTTGCTCAATTATCAAGAAGTGTAGAACAGCGAAATGACAAGCGTCCGATGATGTCTGATTTAAGAGGGTCAGGAAGTATTGAGCAAGATGCAGATTTAATTGCTTTCTTATACAGAGATGAGTATTACAACGCAGATACAGAGGCTAAGAACATTGTTGAAGTTATTATTTCGAAACATCGTAATGGACCAACTGGAACGGTAGAACTCGCCTTCTTTAAAGAGTTTGGTAAATTCGTAGATCTTGAAAGAAGTGGTGAACAATGAGAAGTCAACTAAGCTTTGACGACATATTGGGCACTTTCGATTACAAAGCAAAGAGCACGGCCGAGCAATTCCTAGCGAAGCCTAGCGTCATAACGTCATACGAGGTTCATTTCTTCGACCAAGACGAAAGGCAAAAGATGGACTGCTTTGATACTGATACCGAAAGTGAAGCGTGGAATGAAGCGGTAAAAGAACATGGAAAGGGTATTCAGAAGATTGAGATAAAACATTCAAATCGTACAAGGGCTGAATTTTTAGCGCTAGATTAGGAGGGAGAAAATGCCGAGTTGGATAAGTGAAGAGAATTTACAAAAAGCATTAAACAACGGGATTAACTACCACACATTGTACAACAGAATTAAAAGCGGTTGGACGATAAAAGAAGCGATAACAATACCTCCTTCGCGAGGGGGAATATTCACAAAAGAAGAGAGAGAAATTTCAGAATCAAATGGAATATCTTACAAAACTGCATACGCAAGAATTGTTGTTATGGGGATGAGTGTAGAGGAAGCGATAACAACTCCATTAAGACCGCATAGAGGACGTAATCGTAAACATGGACAATGGAAGGAAATTGCATTAGAGAATGGCATTCCGGAACATAATTTTTATAACAGATTGGGATTAGGTTGGACATATCAAAACGCGGCAACTAAACCAGTGAGACGAAAAGGTGAAATAGAGAAAAAGTGGTTAGATATCGCAAAGAACAACGGCATTGGATATCATACGTTCCTTTCACGGATTTGCACTCAAAAATGGGACATCGAACGAGCGGCAACAACGCCAGTCATTAATACGGGAAGACGTTGCTCTGTGAAAAATAAGGAGGGAGTATTGTGAAACATTACGGTCCTGTTATCACTGATGAGGATTACGAGAAGGCAGCAAGTAAAGGGATCACTAAATATCGTGTGTATCAAAGGGTTCATGTTTATGGATGGACAGTTGAACGCGCTATAACAGAGGCGGTTAGAAAAAGGAACGTCAACAGAAGATACGGTCATGGAAAGATGTTAGCGATTGCTGAACAAAACGGAATTAGCACGTCTACTTATTACAGAAGAATTAAAAATGGTATGGATCCAAAAGAAGCAGCAACAAAACCAAAAGGTCACTCTATACATTTGGAGATAGCGAGAGAAAACGGAATAAATGATATTTGCTTCTATAAAAGGGTAGAAAGAGGCATGCATCCGTACTTAGCAGCAACAAAGCCAAAGGACAAGCGTGGGAGCACGAAAAAGAAACAAATCAGCTAGGAGGCAACATGGAGCAAGACAGGTTAATAGAACAATTGATTGATAGGCACGTATTTAAATTACCTGATGGCCGTGATTTATATGAAGGGTCATGCGAGGAGCTGGCGGGGCTACTAAAAGGAGTTAGGGAGAATGAAGATTAAATACAAAGTTTGGGATAAAGAAAAGGGTCAATGGTTCAAACCAACATATAAAGGCTATTTAGGGGAAATCGAGGAACTGTCGCTTTTACCGAATGGAAGTTTAATGATGAGGGATATCAAAGAAACTATTCACGAAAGTTGTTTTCCTGATCGATTTGAAACAGTTATGTATACAGGAGAAAAAGACGCGTATGGAAATGAAATTTACGAAGGAGATATTGTTTATCAAGAATTTTATGACCACCGTGTAGAAGAAGCACATGGATTTACTGGTGTAGTTAAGCAAGAAGAGGGCGTCTGGTGGATTGATAACGAGGTAGATAATGCGGTGCGATTATGGAGTGAATTGAATTTAAACCATATAAAAGGAAACAAGTTTGAAAATACGGAGCTATTACTGGGAGGTAAGAACAAATGAGAGAAGCAATTGAAGAGTATATCGAACAATTACAGCAATCGGCAGTGGAGAACAGAAAAGAAGCTGATAAGGCTTACGAATCTGAAGATTTAGGACTTGCTGGGTTTTACAAAGGGCAATGGATTGCGAATGAGGGAACGGCAATTGCATTAGCGACTATCTTATCTAAATACAAGGAGGAAGAACAATGAAATATACACAGCACGGAGCATTTGAAGTAACTAAATTATTAGCAGAAGCGAAGGAGACTGAAGAGAATGGCAACTAAGATCGTTATGTATTCAGGAAATTCTTGTTCTAAATGCAAAAGAGCGAAGGAAATGTTAGCGAATTGTCCAGTTGAGGTTGATATTGAAGAATTAAATGTAGATGAAGTTCCAATGCATAGACAAGTACTTACTAAAGTTTATGAATCTAATACTTTACCAACCTTCATTATAGGTGGAAATGTGTATCGAGGTTTTGATGAGAATATCGGAAAAATTATGGGTCACTTAGGACTGTAGGAGGGATTGCATGAAGAAAGAAACTAAAATACAGCTGGAAGGTGAGCTTGAAACAGTAGAAAGCGAGATTTACAGGAAGCAATATCATTTGAACGGATTGAATAGCGAAAAACGGAAGACAGAAAAGTCTTTGGAAGAGCTGAAGAGCCGGAGAGAAGAACTGAAAAGTTACCTATAAGGAGCGGGATTGAATGTTAAACATACAAAAGATTTTTGAAGCGCAGGACAAGCTAGATCGTAAGGTTGTTGAGGTTCATGGGTTGCAAGGTCAGAACTTAACTGGAGACGTGACACAGGCGTTATATACGGAGTTAGGTGAGCTAAGTAATGAGATTGGGTTCTTCAAGTATTGGAAGAAGAATAAAAAGGATGATAAAGAGCGTCAGTACGATGAATGGGCGGATTGTATGCACTTTATGGCTAGTCTGGGCAATAAGTACGGGCATAGCGAAGACTTCTACGATATTGACGAATTAAGTGGAGTGAGTAGTGCTTATACAACACTTTCTTATCATTATATATTCGAAAAACTGTACCATACAGATTTTAGCAAGCTCGGCAAATACGCGGTAGGCATGGCAGCTTTAGTAGCGATTGGCGAAAAGATGGGCATGACGCATGAAGATATGGAAAAGGCGTATTTTGAAAAGAACCAGGTCAACTATGATCGACTAGAAAGCGGATATTAAGACCAAATTTGAATTTTGTATAGAAACGAGGTCGAAAGATGAAGACATATACGGGCTTTGAAGCAATCGAACGAATGAAAACACATTGGATACAACGTAAAGGAGCACCAATGTCACTTGCTTTTACGATTGAAAATTGTGTACTTAGTTATTCACCGAAATATAAAGATAATGGTCGTAATTCTGATATACCTTTAGAGTTTTTCTTTAAAAACCGATTTGTAGATTATGAAGAAAAAGAAAACTAAACAAAAGCGTTATTTGAATAGAAAGTGGGGCTATAAGAATGAAAGGTTCAACTAAGTATCAGTTGTTGAGAGATGATTTTAATCATGCCACGCAACAATTGAGCTTGTATCGAAAGGAAATAGATAGATTAAAGCTAGAAAATGAAAGTCTTAATCGTGAAAATAAACGTATTAAGAAAGAGAACGAAGAGTACATTGGTGAATTAGCAACGTGTAGAGATCATTTGTTGCCACTTATGGAACCGTACGATGATTATGATGATCTGTTTTGTATGAATGTAGCGGATCCGTTAGCTACAAAAGTTTTGTGTGAGCGTGTGGCAGAAGAATTTTGTTCATTGAAATAATAACAAAATAGTTATTTGAATAGAAAAGGAGACTGAACAGTGAACTTAAAGGAGTATGTCGTTTATAAAGGTGAATCATTCGTATGTATTGGAACTGCAAAGGAATGCGCTCAACATATGGGCGTACTTCCTGCAACAGTTCGTTATTATACAACGCCAGCTTATCAGAGGAAGTTAGCGAAGCGGAAGAAGGCTAGGAACTATTTAACTGTTTCGGTACTTGAGGAAGATTAATATAAAAATTTCATTTTGTAGAAAAGGGGAATGGATATGGAAAAGCAAAAAGCAATTGACTTATTAAATAGTCTTGAAATACATGATTATGACGCTGATGGAGAAATATTGTATTACGCCTTAGTTAAGCTAAATGAAGATAGCAAAAAGGTAATTGAAAGTTTATTACCTGAAGGTGTAAATTTCAACGAAGGTTTAGATGATAAAGGGGAATTGTTTGATATTACGCTGTTTTGTTGGGAATACGCAGAATGGTTTAATGGCGATCAATTCATGATGGAAGAGCCTAAAGAAGTGTATTGTGAATCAAATTAAAGAGCAGCTAGTAAAAGCTAACTGCTCCGATCAAAATGAAAATCTAGATGCATAGATAGTATATGACAAGTTATTAGTTATATTCAAGGAGGAATGGATATGAAATACTTTGAGTTTAATAAACACGAATATTGGGCGTTAGTAGCGGCGGATAACGTTATAAAGGCATGTGAAGTATATGCGGAAGAAGTTGCGGGTGAGTCGGTTGTGGAAGTGCAAAAAGAAGGGGCGGTTGATGAAATCACAAGAGAAGTAGCATTCGGAAAATTCTTAAATGTAGTCGCTCATTTAGAAGAAAATAAGGGGAAAAACTTACAAGATTATTTGAATGATTTTAATGGACATGAAAACCAAACAGTTTTAATTACTTCAGAATTAGCATAAAAGAGCAGCTAGCAAAAGCTAACTGCTCATCTCCAAGGGGGAACAAGGAGAAAAGATTATCATGGTATCTACATTATTGACGGAATATTGAGTTTTATTCAGGGGAGGAAGAGAGAAATGAGTGGAGTTGTAAAGTTTAAAGATATATTCGGTGATGAAAATTTAATGACAATTGGAGAAAAAGATGTATTCATCGTATTCCCGGGACAGAAAGATGAAAACGGAGATCCAAAAGTTGTAATGGTTCCTAGAAGTGCAGTCTTAGAGTGTGCAGATGCTATTCGAAATGGAGAGGGAGAGAAATGAAATGCCAACACAAGTGGATTGACATGGAAGATGGGACAAATGACAAGTTCTGTGTGAAATGTAGTGAAAAGGTGAAACAAATGCAAATCTCATTACCTATAAGTATTCCTATTAGCATAAATGCGACTTTACCAATGGCGAGGGAGAAAATGACTATAAACTCATACGGTCATTTACATGAAGTTTATAAAGATGATTGGAGGAGAGAGTTTAATAAAGGACGAGGATTTGGAATTCAGTCCTTGAGAAATACAACAAAATAATCCTTTTATTAGAAAGTGAGGTTAGGAGAATGGGAGTAAATATAGAAGGTGCGAAATTCTTTCTAGAAACACCTGACGGAGAAAGAGTAGAAATAAAAGTTGGTGTTCAAGAAGTCAGTATTGATTCTGATAAGGTGGTTGATTCTGGATTTGATTTTGGAAAAGAATACAGCGGTGCTTTCGCCTATGAAGAACCACAAAATATAAAGGAACTGAGGGCGATGGGATTTACAGATCGACAAGCCTGGAATATTCATTTACGTAAAGGAGAGAGTTGGAAAGAGAATTAAAAATAATCCTTTTAATAGAAAGCGAGAAAAATATGCTAAGAAACAATAAGATTTACAAACATTTATTTTCATTGTTAATTGCTCTTAATATCGGATTGGCAATAATAGAAACAATAAAACAAGACTGGTGGAGTGTAGCAGAATTATTAGGTGGTGCAACGCTTTTAATAGCTATCGTAATTGTAATGTCGAATGGCCAAGTGAATAAATGGGCAGCGATACTATTTACGTTGACTACTGTAGAAAACGGATTAGAAGTTGCTAATCAATTTTTATCGCATGATTACGCAGGTTCACTTTGGGATATTGCAACAATAGTAATTTGTGTTTATTGGATGAGACAGTATTACGTTGAGGAATAGAAAGCGAGGTTAAAAGAATGGAAGGTAACGTAAAGCTGTTAGGTGCAGATGGAATGTGTGGGATGGAGTTTACAGGGGATAAGGTTAATGTTTATAACGACGCAGGATACGTGATGGAGAGTATGACGACGAGGGAGCATGTTCAGGAAGTTATTGATTTTCTTGAAGAGTGTAAAGAACAAATGGAGGCGTAGCATGATTAAATTCACAGTACTTGGAGAGCCCGTGGCCCAAGGTAGACCGAGAGCGGGTATTCGCAACGGAAAGATAAGCATGAGAGATCCAATGAAATCAAGGAACTTTAAACAGTATGTTGGATTAGTAGCTTCACAGTATGCACCAGAGAAATTACTAGAAGGACCATTACAACTTGAGGTGAAGGTGTACAAGCCTTCTCTCAAGTCCTTCTCTAAAAAGAAAGCATTGGCAGCAGAAGAAGGATTGTTGAGACCAACAACAAAGCCAGACGTTGATAATTACGTAAAAGGTGTGAAGGATGCACTCAATAAGGTCATATGGAATGATGACAGCCAGGTAGTGGATCTAAAGGTAAGTAAATGGTATTCAGAGAAGCCACGTGTTGAAGTAATTATAAAGGAGCTGAACGGATGACAAAGATATATGTTTGGGATCGTATTGAAGGTAACGATAGAGTTATAGATGTGTATTTTTCTAGACCAGCTCAATTTAGTTATATAGATTGGATTTAATGGATAGCGGAACCATGACTAACAGTGTGGTGGGGGCTGTATTGTAGTCATCGTTCCCTTATTCAACAAAGAGACAGTAAAATTTCACGTACCTAATGTGAATGTAAAAAACAAATTTAGAAATAGGGGGATTACAAATGGAGCAATTAGCATTATTTCCGGAAATCACGAATGAGGAGTACAAGGAGATACAGAGGGAAGTGGCAAAGGCGTTATTCAACTATAGAGCTTTAAAGGTTCGTATGATTAATCAGGAAGAGTGTGCCGCGGAGAATATCAGTAGTCCTTTTGTTGAAATACGTAATACAAAAAAGATAAAGGATATAAAGTACATTCAAATGAAGAGAGCGTTAGAACATGCGCTAGATCCGGAGCAGAGAGAAATTATTGAGAGGAAATATCTTAATAATGGATTGATGAGCGATAAAGCGGTAAAGGCACAAATGATGATGGAGAATAACTGGTTCTATACACAAAAGAGACATGCGATTATGGCACTTGCTGAATCGTTACTTATTATTTAAAAAACACGGATAAAATGCGGATAAATTAACGATAAAGGAGCGGATAAGTAGATGCGCGATTCAAATTATCATTATCTTACAAGCCCTTTGACAACCGCATATCGAAGAGGATTAGTACACCTATAAGTGAAACGTTCTTATGCGAGAATGTCACGGTAACGTATACCGCATAGTAGGGCGGGCAAGGCGGTAAGAACCCGCGTTAAGACGAAAAGACCAATGAATGTATAACAATGACATATTCCAGTGTGGCGGGTGTGAGATAACTCGCATTCGTCATGCTGTTTCTATTATATTTAGTATTCAGCTCAGATGCGTCCTCTGGGTTGATAGTGAATATAAGTCTATTACTCTCTGTTATTTGTTTCTGGAAATGGAATGGGGTGGTTTGTTTATGATTAAATGAACATCGCGTTTATGGAAAGAAAACAAATATTAAAATAGGCTTTTTCATCAATTTGAACAGGACATATAGCGATTACTCACGAATTCTCGCTATGCAAGGAGCTTCGGCTCTTTGTTTGAGCCAATACAACGGAAACATTCCCCTTCCGTCCCTCTAGTGTATTGGTTCAAACAAGGCGTCGGAAGAAACACATACGTCTTGATATAAATTAAAAAACCTTTATAAGAGAGTCCCTAGCTCTCTTTGAGCATATAGGAAACTGTATGTTGAAAGAGGTTGTGGATACCTCCATTGCATGCAACAGGATGTCGTAGCTATGCAGGTTCATCCTATATCCATTTATTTTGGGACTTGCTCCCCGGCGTAACTGAGCGCAGATTGATCAAACAGGGATGACTCGACTCGAGCAACGACTCATTCCGACTCTACGGAGTATAAACGAGAAGATTCTTAGTCTTCTCCAGGTCACCGAACACAGGGCGTGTAGCCAAACTAGTTGATGCGGTGGCTTGGAGAAGGTTGAGAGTAATCTTGACCTTGAATTCACATAAACATATCCCCTTATGTACGAACGTGAATTTCTCCCATCCCCTTTAATATTTTTATAAGCCGTAAAAGAGCTGTCACTTCGGTGATGGCTTTTTGTTTTTTGTAAACCGGGAATTAGCCGATTTACTTGAGTCGTATGTTAGTTCCCTGGTTTAGAAAGAATAAAATTCTTTGTTATATAGAAATTACACATTAAACGTGAAGTTGAATAGGAGGATAACATATGGAAGAAGTGAAGAGTCCTAGAAACAAATTAGATATTGATGTTAATGTTGAAACTGATGAAGCGCAAGAGAGAATCGAACAATTAACAAAAGCTGCTGAAGGTTGTACTAAAGCATTTGAGGAATTAAGAGATGCTATTGCAAATTTAGGTGCATTGATACAAGTCCCAGAAGTAAAGATTCCTGATTATATAGATGGTAGCAAGCTAGTTAATCCTGATGCAGTTGAAATTGCAAAAAAGAACATTAAGGGTTAGAGAACTATAAATGATTAAACTAATAGCAATTAAGGAGGATGAATTATAGTGTATTGCATGGATTGTGGAAAACAACTAATTACAAATAACTATACCACCACTTGTACAAAGTACGAATGCAAGGAATGTAATAGTTACTGGTTCCGGAACACTGTAACTTCAGTAGAGTGGAAGAAACAAAAGAAGAAGCATAATGATTAAACCAATAGCAATTATCGTAGGCGCTGCCGTGATCTGGTGGGCGTCTTGTTTGTTGTTAAGGAAAGATAAGGAGTGAGGGGATGGAGATTGATATTGAACCACTTCGAGAAGCATTTATTAAGTTTGCGAATGAATTATACAAAGTAATTGTTCAGTTTGTTTCTAATTGTTGGGAACAAATTAAAGAGCTCGTAGAAAAGTACATGGAGTATAAGTTATATCATGCAAAACGTCCAGTATACGGCTATGTTAAACATAGGGTGATGAAATCGCAGGTATTTAATCGTAAGCCGATGCTTATTAGAGCTAGGACTACTTGTTAGGGAGGAATATAAAAATGATGACTTTTTTAGCATGGTACACCTTCATATTTATGATTTGTTCAACGCTATTAAATATAGGAGATAGTAAAAGTAAAGGTGGCGTTCGAATTGGGGCATTAGTACTTACTCTCCCTATCATTCTATTTGCTGCCTTCTATATATTTAACTAACAAAACAAACGAACACAACGAACGAAAACACTTGAGACTATAGCCCCAGGTAAGCTTGTACGATTAGTAAAAACAATTCTACTAATGTAACGATTGGAATATCGGCTTTGACCTTAACTTGAATTTCTATTTTCATAGTAAAACCTCCCTAAATTTTAGTTCATATATAGAGTAGTGAAAGAGGGACATTCTGCACAAAAGTATAGATAGTTAACAAGGTGAAGTTTATGCAGGAAATAATGGTGGTTAGGTGCTGAAAATGGCGATTTTAAGCCAATGTATAAAATTATGAATACCTCTTATTCATAGGAAATAACAAAAACACTGATATCAAGGTATTTCCCGTTTACCTTATTAACATAATGCAAGTTATCGGCAGTCATTCTGTGTATATTATTCATTTCCCTGCATAAATTAGTTTTCGTTATGGATTTTTTTAAATAAGATTCTTTTGAGGTGATTTCGTGCTGATCTATACAGTTGTGATGTGGGACCATGCTGATACGGATATTATGTTAGCTACTGCAGACAGAGAAGAAGCGTTAAAAGAATTCAAATCATGCGTAGCATTCTCTTTGCAGGTTTGGGAAAAAGGTGAAGTGTTAATTGAAATGATAAATAGTGAAGGTGAATATTTTGCTGATGGCGGGTTAGAAAGATATCCGGAAAAAGGACATCAGTTATTTAATGAGTTAGTTGAACAATTACAGCAGCGAATTTTATAAAGCATTTAGCACAAGGAGGAGTTAGACAAATTACTTCCTATTATATAGAAGGTGGTGGGTGATATGAAGTGAAACAAAAACACGAGTTAGCTCAAGAAGATTACATGCAAGGTATGAAGTATAAAGATATAGCTGAGAAACATGATGTTAGCGTGAATACAGTTAAGTCATGGAAGACCAGGTATAAATGGGACAGAAAAGGTGTGCATACAAATAATGAAAAAGTGCGCACACAAAAGAAGACAGGTGCACCCATTGGCAATAAGAATGCGGTGGGTAATTCGGGCAATAAGACCCCTAAGTATGGGAACAAGAACGCTGTAGGACATGGCCCGCCAAAAGGGAACAAGAACGCTATGACACATGGATTATTCAGAAAGATAATCCCTAATGATGATCCGCATGCCATGGAATTACTCGATGAAATACAAAACCATACGGAATTAGATATGCTGTTTAATTCTATCCAGTTGCAATACTTCAACATTCTTAATTCGCAACGCATCATGCATGTTCGTGATAAAGACGATATGTCGAAAGAGACTATTAGCGAGTCTGAAGGTGGAGAAGCTTACATGGTTCAGTTTGCGTGGGATAAGCAAGCTAACTTACTTACTGCTTACTCGCGAGCAATGACATCATTATCCGCTATGATTGAGCGATTCGATAAGTTAGCTAATGTAGACGATGAAAGAAGATTAAAATTAACTCAAATGAAAGCTAACATTGAGAAAACTAAAGCTGACACTGCTCGTATTAAGGGTGAAGATGGTGATGAGTACGAAGACGACGGTTTCAAAGAAGCGCTAGAAGGCAAGGTAGAGGAAGTGTGGGATGACCATGACGACGATTCCGAAGCGTAAAAAGAAACCTGCTCCATTCAAATTTAAGCCGTTTTCCAAGAAGCAGCTGAAAGTATTAACCTGGTGGAAGCCTAACAGTCCCGTTAAAAATTATGACGGGATTATTTGCGATGGTTCTATTCGTGCCGGGAAAACAGTTTCGATGGCTCTATCCTACGTTATGTGGGCAATGGAATCATTCGAAGGCGAGAACTTCGGCATGTGCGGTAAAACGATTGGTTCGCACCGTCGTAACGTTATAACGCCACTTAAAAAGATGCTGAAGTCCCGTGGGTATAAGGTTAAAGATCATCGCAGTGAGAATATGCTTACTATTACTAAAGATGGTGTGACAAACTTCTTTTATATTTTTGGGGGTAAAGATGAAAGCTCTCAGGATTTGATTCAGGGTATAACTGCGGCAGGAATGTTTTTTGATGAGGTAGCGCTTATGGTGCAAAGCTTTGTCAATCAGGCTACTGGACGTTTATCGGTTACTGGTTCAAAAATGTGGTTTAACTGTAACCCCGCAGGACCATATCACTGGTTTAAAGAGAAATGGCTGGATCAAAAGAAAGAAAAGAATCTCTTACATCTTAAATTCTCTATGGATGATAATTTGTCATTAGACGAGAAGACGAAAAGAAGATATCACCGTATGTATAGTGGTGTTTTCTATCGTAGATATATCAAAGGTGAATGGGCAGCTGCTTCTGGACTTATCTTTGATATGTTTGACGAGAATATACACAAAGTTGAGTCTGTTGATCGTAATTACGTTGAATACTATGTATCCTGCGACTACGGTACGCAGAATGCAATGGCGTATGGATTATGGGGCAAATGTATTGAAGAAGGCGACAAAGAAGTATGGTACAAAATAAAAGAGTACCATTATAGTGGCCGTGATACAGAGAAGCAGAAAACTGACCAAGAATATTACGAAGACTATGAGGAGTTTGTTGGTGATTTGCCAATCCGTGGTACAGTAGTTGACCCGTCCGCTGCTTCATTTATAGCTTTGCTAGTTAGGAACAAACGAAAAGTATATAAGGCCCGAAATAATGTTAAAGAGGGTATTGGTAATGTCGGTGTTGCGCTAAACACGGGCATTATTTATTTTAACGACTGCTGCAATGAAACGTTTAAAGAATTCGCTTCTTATATATGGGATGAGAAATCTGTAGAACGCGGTGAAGATAAGCCACTTAAAGAGAATGATCACCACATGGATGAAACAAGATACTTCATTAATACAATCATATTTGGATTACGCAAAAAGAAGAAAAAGAAAAGAGGTGAAGCAGCTTAATGACGAAGAAAAGACAGGTGAGCGCTAGGGTAATTAAAGCAGCTGGTACAAGTACGCAAGTGTTGTCACGCCAACAAGAGGATGAAAAGGAAAAGAATGCAATTAACGGTATCATTACACCACCATATAAGATAGAAGACTTACAATTAATTAGAGAGAATAGTACAATTCTAGGTCAATGTATAGATGCGTATAAGCGTAATATTGCTGGATTTGGTCATGAAATGCAGTACAAACAGAATGATATTGAAGAAACTGATGAAATGAAGAAGGAATGGGCGTATGTAGATACAGAAGTCATTCCTTTTTTTAGTTTTGAAAAGCCATTCAAAGAAATCTTTGAAACCGGAATTGATGATAGGGAAACAACCGGAAATGGCTATATTGAAGTGATTCGTAATTTAGAGGGTAAACCTGCTGAATTGATCAATATGTTACCACAATACATGAGGGTGACACGTAAAGATGATAAACCACAAGAAGTAACCTATTTCATAAATGAAAAAACTATTAAACGAAAAAAATTATTCCGTCGTTATGTTCAACAGGTCGGGGCGAGTGTTACTTATTTTAAGGAATTTGGCGATCCGCGGTTCTTGAATAAAGAAACTGGTGAGTTTTCCGATGTTTCATTAGGAGAGAAAAACGCTACCGAAGTTATTCATTTGAAAATAGGAAATGGTCCTTATGGTATTCCACGTTGGGTATCACATGTCGTTCATATGGTTGGCGCTAGAAAAGCAGAAGAGTTAAACCTTCGTTATTTTAAACAAGGAAGACATATCCCGATGGCTATTCTATTAAAGAATGGCGTTCTTTCAGAAGAAAGTGAAGCTGCACTTTCTGATTATGTATCTACTGTAGAAGGCGAGGAAAACCAACATAAATATTTAGTCCTTGAAATTGAAAGTGCTGAAGAAGAAGTGGTTGGTGAGCCTAGACCTAATGTAGATATTGAACTTAAATCATTAGCCGATATTTTGCAAAACGACGCTTTATTCCTTGAATACGATGATAAATCACGTCAAAAGGTACAGTCAGCATTCCGTTTACCAGACATTTACGTAGGATATAGCAGAGATTTTAACCGTGCTACTGCTGATGCAGCAAGAGAAATTACAGAAGAACAAGTATTTGAACCAGAAAGAAACTCACTTGAATTCATTATAAATAACATTCTCCTGCTTCCATATGAGTTAAAACATGTATATGTGAACCTGCGTAAGCCGGAAATCAGTAATACTGAGGATATGGTGAAGATATTAGATGTTCTAAGTAAATACGGCGGTACTACATTCAATGATTTACGTGAAGTGGCGGCGAAAGTACTTAATAAAGATTTAGAACCGTTTGAAGCAGAAGAAGCCAGCCAGCCTATTGCATTGGTATTACAAGCAATTAAGAAAGCTTCTGAGCAGAAGAACATGGAAAATATCCAAAAATCCAATGTTCCTAATGATTTAGTCATGTTAATGAAAGATATTAGAGACGTCCTTTCTGATCTAGAAGGTGAGAATAATGCAGAAGATTGATAAACTGCTAATTTCATTAAATGAGTGGATTGAAAAAGCTGATACAGACGATTTCACAAATTCGTTACCTGATGATTTAGAAGTGTTAGACCTGTTACCAGGATATGTGGAGGAATTTGAAAAAGAAATCGCTAAACTACTCCGCAAGCAGAAGAAGTACTTTGTTAATGGGATAAAGAACTATACGAAAAAAGATGCTGTAGAAAAGGCGTTCAAATTACGAGACATAGTTAATTTTGTTACTGGAAGCCTATTTGGAGCAGATACATTTGCAAAAAGTCTTAGCAAGGCAGCAAGGAAGTTCCTTGATTACACGATGAAGGACATGACCACTGCTTTTATGAATGCAATTGACCCTGATATTCAGTTTAATATCTTCTCAAAACGCACTACAAAGTGGATTGATAGTTGGTCTGAGGATTTAGGTGAGTTAATGCAGATTAACTCACACAAGGCGGTAGAGCGTGTTTTAAATGAAGGTTTAGAGAAAGGGAAGGGTATTCGTGAGATTGCTAGGGAATTAGAAAAGCTTCCTGAATTCGATCGTAAAAGAGCGAGAAGAACTGCTGCCACTGAAGTGCTTGCGAGTTGTTCGGCAAGTCAATTTGAGTCATATTTGCAGAGTCCCGCTGTTACAGGCAAGAAGTGGCGTCATAGCGGTACAAAGAACAACCAACCCCGTGATAATCATGTGGAGTATGACGGTACAACGGTTCCGGTAGAGGATGAGTTTGAACTCCCGAAATCAGGAGAACGTTGCATGTTCCCCCGTGATAGTTCTTTATCTGCGAAAGAGAGAGTTAATTGCAAGTGTGTTATGTCTCCCGCAGTAGACAATCATATATTAGGCCTTTCTGAAGAAGAGAAGCAGAAGATTAGAGAAGAAACGTTGAAGGAGTTGAGCAAGAAATGAAAACTTCTAAAATTAAGCTGATTTATATTTGAAAGGAGGTGAATAAATGAAAAAACGTAAGCTGAAGAACTTGCAGGTTTCACACGTCTCTTATGTAGAGAATGGAGCAAACCAACGCAAGTTCTTTTTAACGAAATCAGAAGAGCAACCAAATTTCGAGAAGCCTGTGAAGGTGATTAAGTCCGATGATGAAGAGAAACGTCTAGTATATGGAATCGTATATGAACCGGATGTAATTGATGCCCATGGTGATTTTACAGACTCTGAGACTATCGAAAAGGCAGCGCATGAGTTTATGCTCAAGTACCGCCAAATCGATAAGAATCACGACTTTGTAGCAGGAGTTGGAGAAGTTGTTGAATCATATATTGCACCTGCTGATATGGAGCTTAATGGTGAACCTGTAAAGAAAGGTACATGGATTCTTACTACGAAAGCAGATGAGGAAACATGGGAAGCTGTTAAGAAAGGTGAGTTCCAAGGCTATTCTCTTGCAGGAGTTGCTGAAACAGAAGTGATTGAGGAAGAAGTAACGAAAACTGAAGAGAAACAAATGAAGTCCTTCTTCCAATTGATGAAGGGCTTTTTTAGTGGAGAAAAAGTTACGAAAGGCGAGGTTAGAGATAAATTTAACCAGAATAAACACCGTCGTGACGTTAACGCCTCCTTCTCTGCATTAGAAGATACATTCTACCAATCATTATGGAACGCACCTACCGCTAGTGATATCGATTTAGAACGTATTGAAGCAGCTGCACTCGAATTTGTGGAGATTATCAATGAGTTGAAGGGTACAGAAGCAGTTGTAAAGGTATGGGAAAACAAACCCGTTGTATCCCTAGCTGAAGAAGTAGAAAAAGCAGGCAAGAAAATTAGTAATACAAATATGGCTGATATTGATGCAGCTATTGAGTCATTAACAAATCTAAAAACACGCGTCACACCGTCACCGGAAGGCGCAGGAAGCGAGGAAGATGGTATGAATCAAGAACAATTAGAAAAAGCTCTAGAGGCTGTTGTAGCACCGATTAAAAAGGAGCTAGAAACAGTTAAGAAACACTTAAATATCGAGCCAGAAAAAACACCTGAGGAACTTGCAGTTGCTAAAGCGGTTGAAGCTGCTACTGCTCCAATCATCAAAGAGTTAGAAGAACTTAAAAAATCCCAAGGTATCAGCAACCAACAAGATACAGATATTCATACAAACGTACAAAAATCTGCTGGCGGATACGCTAGATACTTTGGTAACTAAGGAGGAAACACATATATGAATAACGGACAAATTATTGCAGGCGGTTCTACAGATGTCGTTTTAAAGGATGTAAATGTACCATTACCACAGGCAGAAGCAGAAGCGTTTTTACGCGATACAATCAATAAAGCTACAGTATTACCTAAGTTAAACCCATACTACAAGAAAGCTCCTGCTGGAAATATCGATACATTAAGCGTAGGTAAGCGTAAATTACGTGAAGCGTCTAAAAATGATACTCCAACTGGTGTAGGTTCAATCGCTCCAGGACAAATCCCTTATGCTGTTAAAAAAGTGAAATGGGATGAATGGATTCAAAATGATGATGTTTGGTATGCAATAGCATCACGTGGTCAAAACGTTGAAGATGTAATTATTAGCATGATTCAAGAACAATTCGGCACTGATTTACAAGACTTAGTTTTCAATGGTGATACTGCATCTACTGATCCATTTGTGAAAATTATCGATGGTTTCGTTAAAAAGGCTAAAGCATCTACAAATAAAACTGATTTAGCTGCAAATGAAGTAACGGTTCAAGCATTCGTTGATCATGTATCTATCCTGCCTGAACGTTTCAAAACGCGTAAAGATATTGCGTGGTTTATTACACAAAAAACACATGATAAATTAATGTCTCTATTAACGAATCGCCAAACTAACTTAGGGGATGCGGTATTAGTTGATGGTAAAGTTACGAAATTAGCAGGTTATGAGGTTGAGATTGTACAAGAGATGCAATCTGGATTCGCTATGTTAACTCCACGCGAAAACTTAAAACCAGTATTCACTCGTGAATTGCGTTATAACCGTACTGCTCAAGGTGCAACTGCAGCCGCTAAAGATGCTACGTATCACATCTTATTCGCATACTTAGACTGCGTTATCCGTGAAGTGGATGCAGTTGCATGGATGACTGGCGAAAAGCTGTAAGAAAGGAGCTAGTTAAATGCCCTTAGTTCAATATAAACAGAAGTCAGGCGTTCTTCATATCGGTGGAGGGCGCTTTTTCTATGCTAACGAACCGCATAAAGTAACTGCAAAAGAGCGCGACGAGTTACTGGGTGCCTATTCTGATTTAGAAGAAGTAAAAGAAAGTAAAACAGCATCTAAATCTCAAGAATTGGAGTGATAAGTATGGCACTTATTACTGCTCAAGAATTAATAGATTACACTGTATTACCTGAAGTGAAAAAACGTCCTGTTTCTTTATTGGAGCAGGACATACTTGAGGCAGATACAGAAATTTATAATCTCTCTAAAATAGATTTTAGTGATAAGACGAAATATCCTGAGGTCCCAGTAGAAGTGAAGTTAGCGTGTAAGAAGTTAGCGCAGTATTATGCTTCAATAAACAGTGATACAAACGCTATGAAGGGGATTAAGTCTGAAAGCATCGGTGGCGGTGATTATTCCTATACAAAGGATAGCGCGAGTGTAACGAAACCTTCTGTTTTGTATCTTTTGCAGAAATTCATGAATCATAAAGGGAAAAATAAAGTCACATTCAAAATGAGGACGATTTAATGTCTCTTCAAGGTATGTTTGTTCACGAATGTGATATTTACCATTTGCAGAAGAAAGAGCAACCAGGTAAATATGGCCAACCAGGAGAGACTGTATATTCTTACAATGAAACTCCTAATATAGTAGGACAAAGTTGTTATTTTGCTGAGAATGTAGCTACTGCTGCTCCTGATACGATACAGTCGTTACCAAACCAGTTAAATACAGAGCAAATTAAGGTGTTATTCATACCTGGTACAGATGTGAGACACAATGACAAAGTGATTAAGAGGAATACAAATATCACTTACTATATACGTAATCCTTTTCCAGTAGTACATCCACTTACTGGTGAGGTTAATCATATAAAAGCCATAGCAGAGAGGAAGAGTGAGCCGTGGCTAGCCAAATAACAACTCAAGGATTTCGTGAGTTTAGCGCTAAGTTGAACCGTATGGCGAGTGGATTTGATAGAAATGTAGCTATATGGCTTGAAGCTAGCGGATTTCAGTTTCTAGAGGAAGTACAGAATCAAATTATTGCTTTAAATGTTGTAGATACTCGTAGATTGTTAAATTCGTTTGATAAAGGCGGAAATGGCAATGTGTGGCGTTCTTCTGATGGCGGCTTAGTTTTGGAAATTGGCACAAATGTAGAATACGCAAAAGCTCAAAATGATGGTTGGCAGCAGGTACGCAGATGGGTTCCAGGTAAATGGAGAGGCAATCATTTTGAATATGATCCTATGGAGCGGGAGAGCGGCATGATGCTGACAGCTAAATTCATAGAGGGCCGTCCATATTGGGACAATGCAGTAGCAATATATGAACGTATGTTCCAACGTTCATTTGACCGCCAATTTAAGCAATGGGTACAGAATGGAGCGAGATAATTATGTATGAGCAAATACATGGTTCCATGAAAGCTTTTGTATATGACAGTCTACCTGCTAATACACTTGCTTATCACGATCAAGTTCCAGAAGAACTAGTTATTCCATCGGTATATTATCCGATTTTATCTATAAATGATGATAAAACTTCAAAAGATCATTACACCTTACTATACACGATGATAGTAAGGTTTTTTAATGCAACGACAGATAAGGCAATGCAAGAAGCTGAAAAGGTTGCGAACAAAATCAGAAGCAGCGGTTACACAGTACATCTTCGGAATGAAGATGGAAGTGAATCGATTGACACAGTTTATTTTCGAAGAGTAACAACCGCTCCAAGTGGAGTTGGTTCTGCGCAATTAACAATGATTTTCGAATACCAACAAGCTTATGTAAATTAAGGAGCGTGAAATATATGGCTGAAACACCTGGAACAGTTAAAAACAGAATGTATCGTGGTGATGAATTTATCATTGCTGCAAAAATTAAAGATCAAACAAGTCAGACAATATTAGTTAGACCGTTTGACCAAACGGAAGACTCTCATAATATTGAAGCTGATGAGATTGAAGCGGAATCTAAAGATAGATCATATTCCGATTACGGAAAAAGAAAAGAAACGCGTTCATTCTCTTGTACGTTAGCAGAAGGAGATCCGTATTATCCTGCTGTTAAAGCTGCCATTAGAAATGGTGAATATATGGAAATTTATGAAATTAATATGAGAACGAAAGAAGCAGAAGCTGGTAACTATATGATTACTTCTTTTGAACGTTCTTCCTCTAACGGTGAATTTGTTTCTTATTCAGTTGAAGTTAAATTATCTGGATCTGTAAGAACAGAAACACTTACAGAAATCCCTAAAGGTGCAGGTCAGTAAAGGGCGGTTTTTACCGCTCTTTTTAAATTTGAAAATAACATCCAATTAAAAGGAGATTGATATATATGTTTTTTGAAATCGAAGGAAAAGAGTACGAACTGAAGTTAACTTATAAAGCTATTTCTGAAATCAACAAAAAGTACAAAGGTGGAGCACAAGAAATTGTATCTGTAGCGATGCTAGGTGACCTAGAAATCTTTGAAGATGCAATTTATTACGGTTTACTTCATACGGAACAAGGATTCACACGCGAAAAGATTCAAGATGCATTAGAAAAGTTAATGGAGAAACAAGTACTTACTCAAGAATACATTAAAAAGGTTATCCAAGAAGTAATTACAGATCATTTTTTCTATCAAGCGACAGCTCAGAAGATGAAAGCGAAAATGTTGCAGAAAGTGGAGAAAGAGAATCCGGACAGCAAGGAAATGATGGAGGATCTTCTAGTGTAAAGGAATACACGCAAGAAGATTTTGATAAAGTGCAGCAGGATGGGTTCAGATATTTAGGTTTAACAGCTGACAAATCTATGAACCTATCCCCGCGTGAGTACCAAAATATGATGATTGGTCGTAATGAGCAGTATCTTGATCAATTACAAACATATAGCATTTATGCCCTTATGATGCGCGTGGCCTATCACCATGATCCGAAAAAGCCGTTAAAACCAACTGATTTATTCAATCGTAACAAATTAAATGGCGAAAACGGTAAGGAGCTATCAATAGAAGAAAAAATGAAAAAAGCAGAAGAAAACATGAAATTCCTGCAAAATCTCGACTTCGGTTAATGAAAGGTAGGTGAGATTTTGGCAACAACAGAAGAATTAGTAGTTCAGTTTAGGGCTGAAACCGACCAAATGCGTCGCGAAATACAACAAATGCGCCGACAAATGGATGACTTTGTAACAACAACAAGTCGAAGCTCTCGTGAATATCGCCGAAGTATCGAAAATATGGGGAATGCTAACAGTGAATATAGTCGTAGATTAAGGCAAATGAAAGCTGAACAAAGAGCTGCTATGGCTCCTCATATAGAAGAGTTAAAGCGTACAAAACTAGCTTATACAGAATTAGGTATGAGCATGGGTAACTACCAAGGATCTACTAAAGATTTAATACGCGAAGTAAATGCGTTAGGTGCAGCACAGAAAAAAGCAAATGATGCGATGATTAATGCAAATAGAATGGGAATGGCCTCTATCCTTCAAACAATCGGAACAATGAATAATATGACGCTTATGGCCGATAGATTGAAGGGTAATTTAAATTCTATGGGTAATCCGTTCTATAATTTATCACGTGGTGCTTTAACTGCTGTAGGTGCATTTAACCGATTTGCGCAGTCTGGTAATGCTGCTCAATTAGCTTTAGAATTCGTCGGACCGAATGCATCAATGAAACAACTTAGTGATCAAATACGAATCATTAATACAGGTCTTATGCGTTTACAAATGACGGCAATGGCTACTGTTGCGACATTTGGGATATTTACAGCAGCTATGTGGAGCGCGGCAAAAGGACCTGATCCTTCCGATATACGAAAACAACAGGATGCTATAACAGCGGAATATATCAAAGCGTATCAAAAACGAATAGATGAGGTTTATAATTTTGCTGGTTTATTTGATAAAGTTACTAGAGAAACCTTTAGTGGTAAAGAATTAGCGAAGAACCTAGCTGGACAAGTAGCGTTAATGCGTGATTGGGTTAAAGATATGAAATCGCTAAGTGGAAGAATCCCAGTAGAGTTGAAAGAAGAACTATATAAAATGGGACCTGAAGCCGCTGGACAAATTAGAGCCTTAGCCCAAATGTCAAAACCTGAATTGGATCAATATGTTGCTCTTTGGAGAGAAAAGATTAGTTTAACTAATGAAGCGGTAGCTGATGAGTTAACTCGAACTAGAAAAGCGGCCGAACAAAAAATAAAAGAGTTACAAGATTCACTTAAGCCTCTTGGGATAGCGATTGAGAAATTTAAAGAAGTTTGGGCTGAAGCTCTACAACCTTTCGTTGAAATATGGGGAGAGTTTGCCGCAGGATTTGTTAATGCACTTACTAAAGTGGGCGAATTTATCCAGAAGATAAATGAAATAAACCCTAATATAACGAAAGTAATAGGGATGATTTTATATTTAGCTACTGCACTAGCTGTCATATTAACACCACTTGCAGTAGGTATTGGGCTATTTAAAGGGTATCGAGCTGCTGCATTTGCAGTATGGATGGTAATTGGACCATTGCTTGAAGGATTAGCATTGGTTAGCCCAGTAGCACTTGGCGTAGCTGCTGCTATAACGGCTCTTGTATTAGGGTTTAAATTAGCTTACGAGCATATAGAACCATTCCGAAATGCAATAAATAATGTAATCACTGTTTTCAAGGCTTTTTGGAAAGCTTTAACTACAGATGGTGGAACAACCCAAGATATGTTAACGAGTTTAGGTATGGATTCTAAGAATGCAGAAGCGATTTTATCATTCGCTGATACTGTCAGAGAATCAATATATGCTATAAAACAAATTTTTTCAGACTTTGCAGTATTTATGCAAGGTATTTTTGCGTTGTTTGCAGGTGACGAGGAAGGTGGTTCTGCTTTACTGAAATCATTAGGAATGTCACCTGAAACAGTTACAACCATTATCAATACCGTTACAGCCATAAAGCAAACATTAAGCGATTTTTTAACTGGTATATGGGCATTCATGACAGAAATTGGTTCTCAAATAGCTCAGTTCTGGTTAGAAAACGGTGATCAGATAAAACAGGCGTTTTCCAATTGTTGGTCCGTAGCGAGTGAAATAATAAAGACAATAATGCCAATTATAGTTGCCGTTTTCCAATTTGCGTGGCCTATTATTAAGGAAATTGTGATTGGAACGCTAGAAGCGATACGTGATTTTATACAAGGAATTCTAAAAGTTATACTCGGAATCGTGAAAGTTTTTTCTTCTCTTTTTACAGGCGATTGGGCTGGAGTTTGGGAAGGGGTTAAGGAAATTTGGTTTGGAGCACTAGAAGCGATTTGGGGTTACCTGCAATTATGGGGTGCTGGGAGAGTCCTAAAGTGGCTTGGTAAATTTGGAAATGACATAGGTCGGTTATTCGGTAAATTTTGGGGAGATATAAAGAAAATTTGGAATGATGCTCTTGCAGATTTATATGTATTCTTTGGTTCAAAATTAGAAACTATAACCCGTCTAGCGCAAAGTTGGGGCGGTATGTTCAAAAATTTCTTTGCTGGAATTTGGGATGCTATTATCGGCGGAATACAAAATAAAATGAACAGTATTGTTTCAGCTATCGGTTGGGTGTTAGGACAAGCGGTAAATACAGTCAAACGATTTGTAGGGTATTTTTTCACAATTGGTCAGCAAATAATCTCTGGAATGATTAATGGTATTTACAGTTATGCCAATAAACTCATAGACCAGGTATTTAATATTGGTCGTTCCATAAAAGATACTATTACTGGATTTTTCCGTATTCACTCTCCTTCGCGTGTAATGAGAGATATAGGTGTATACGTAGGACAAGGTTTAGATCAAGGGATGGACAGCATGATAAACCCGCTAGTACGTACTGCGTTAGATATGGCATCTGCTGTTAAAGATGGATTTTCAAGTTTGACAGATTCAATTCAGATGGGTGATATTCTTCCTGGTAATGTAGTAGCTCCTGTGATTCCTTCAATTTCAGGAAGTTACAATACCCCGTCGTATGTAGCTGGTGTTAATTCATCGTCAGATTTCGGGCAACAAGCAATGATTAACTCACAATCAGCTAATGTGGCAAGTCAAAATGATAATAGATTAGTGGCAGCTGCAGTTAAAAATCTAGGTGACAAATTAGATAATCTACAAGTTGTTATGGAAGGCGAAACAGTAGGACGTATTGTACGACCTCATGTAAATGAAGGGAATGCAGTCGAAAACACAGTAAGGAGGTACTTTTAATGGACGTGCAAATCACAAGAATGAATGGACAAACTATGAAACTATCTGACATAAACGTTCAGGTGCAGGACTTCCGGGTGGGATCAATTGAAATGCGTCCTACCTTTATAGATGTAGAGGGAGCAAGCGGAAGAATTAGCACAGGGTCTACTTATGGGGTACGGACTATAACCGTACCCTTTTATTTTAAAGCACAGGATTTATTAGATGTAGCGATAACGAGGGATAAACTATTTGAAATGATATTAAGTACAGAACCTTTCTATGTTCGTGAATTACGACGATTAGAGTATCAAAATGGAGATAATCTGATTGTTAGTGGCAAACGATATAAAGTAAATATCTCGTCTACATTCGATATAGATCAGCAACTCAAATACGGATTTGGTGAATTGGAATTTGAAACAGCAGACTTGCCATTTGCTGAATCGATTGGCAAATCATCAGATATTCAACGTGATGGAGTTAATCCAGGGAGTGGATTATGGGGAGCAGGTATGGGAATTATCAGTGACCCTGCTTCAAAGATCTATAAGCACAAAGCTGTAGCAGGACAACGATTTTTTATTTATAATCCTGGTAACGTTCCAGTCCATCCATTTGAGCAAGAACTAAAAATAACAATTAGTGACGTAGCAGGTAGCACTGTAGGGTTTATGCTTAAGAACTATACCAATTTTAGCACAGCGACGATCACTTCCCCTTTATATATTACAGATACCATTATTTACTCAGGTCCGAATATAGGTAGGAACGGGTTATCTTTTTTAAGGAATACAAAGAAGGATTTCATTGAGCTTGTACCAGGATGGAATAGCTTAGAAGTGTTTAATTGCACCTCAGCAACAATAGAATTCGATTTTAGATTTTACTACAAGTGAGGTGATTTAATATGTATGTACGTGATTTAGAAAATATAGAGTATATCACACAAACAACGTATTTAATTGAAGAAGAATTAAATGGGAATTGTGTGTTTTCTGCAAAGATATCTCCTAATAAAGTGAATTTAACATTTCTTAATAGACTCTCAGAAATGTGGACTTTAGTCGATGATAATGAAACGGAATACAAAGTTGTTTACCTGAAGAAGCAGGGGAAAGGACAAACATTAACCGCTGAGATTAAAGCGGTACCGAAATTTTATGATGACTTCGACAATGCCCGTGTGTATGAAGAATATAATCAATACTTTACTGCGAATGCTTGCTTTGCAACTATTTTTAGTGGAAGTGGCTATGTTTATCAATTGAATGGTAGTTACAATTCGTTACAATGGGAAGGATTCGGTGGTGGGTCTACCCGACTTGAAATGTTTAAAGATGCATTGAATCGTTATGGGGCAGAATTTAAGGTGCTCGGCAAGGTTGTAACCATTGAACCGCAAATCGGAGTTGACTTAAACGTCATGTACCGCCATAGATTGAATGCTTCAAATATAGTTCAAGAAGTTGATGCATCAGGTTTTTGGACATACGCTAAAGGTTATGGTGATTTTACAGAAGAAGATGGATGGCAAGGTGCTAAATTGATTCGTGAGTATACATCACCGCTTGCAAGTATTCCTGGAATCGGAGTGCGTCACGCGCCACCTTTAAAAGACGGTCGTATAAAATTAAATGCAACAATGGAAAGCAGTTTAAAAAAGATTGTGAATGAAAGTTTAAAAATTAGCGTAACTGCCGATATACATGATTTAACGAAACAGAAATACCCGATTGCTCAGAGTGGACTTGGTGATCGGGTATTTCTAATTGATGAAAGAATTGGATTAGATGCAGAAGTACGTGTTGTAAATCGGAGTGTATTACGTGATTGGCGCGGGAATATACTGGATGTTCAATTGACCTTTGGGAATCAAGACATTACCAAAAGGTATCAGTCTAATTTAGATCATGCCGCTAAAACAATTAATGATTTGATAGAGGGACGAGAAAAGCTCCCAATCAATGCGATGGCAGCGGAAGTTGCGAATGTCACGAGCATGATTTTAGGTGTAACTAGTGAATTAGATATCACACCACAAGGGTTAATTGCGAAGGATAAGAATAATCCCAATTATGTTGTAGTCTTGAATAGTGCCGGATTAGGTGTAAGTACTGACGGAGGAATGACCTTTAGGAACGCAATCACTGGCCGAGGTGTTGTTGCGGAGCGTATATTAGCAGGAGAAATTAAAGGTTCTACACTACGCACTGATAGTGGCTCTAACTATGTTCACATAGAAAAACAATTCATCCGCTTGATGGAATCGAATTTAACACGAATGTATTTCGGTTACTACTGGAATAAAAATGGAAGAATGCAACCTACAATTCTTCTACATGAGAACGTTGATTCTAGCGTATTTAACGACGGAACAATGGCAATTTCACAACAAAATCTTGGTGATTATTATACTGCAAGTATGGGAGTAGTTAAAGGCAGAACAATTACGGGTGATCCAGCGTTTCCGAGTTCGCTTTATCTCAATTCAAATGGAAATACTCATCTATTTGGAGACAATAAGACAACAATTACGGGTGAAATGGGAATAGATTTTCGTTCATTTAAACAGATAACATTCAATGCTGGCGGGTCAGTGTCGTTTAATACTCAAATAAGTACACAAGGAGTAAATATTGCTGGTGGAGGACCGGACTCTTTAGGGACTATCAAATACATGAACGGAAGTAAAGGCTGGGGAGCTTATCTTCATATAGGTACAAACGGATGGGCATTTATGAACATTTCAATATAGGAGGTATTTATGGCATATCAATACTTAGGAGTAACAGTAACAATTTCTGAAGATGGTTCAGTAAAAGTACCATTAGATAAATTATCCGATATTGGTGTTAAACCTGGTGATGTAGTTGAGATTTTCTCAGATCATGACCAGGTTTATTTGCGTAAAACAGATACATTTTGTGAGTTGTGCAAAAAGAATGCTCATCTGCATAAGTTAGGCACATTAAATGTGTGTTCTGATTGTTTAACTAACTTACAGCAACAAGCAACGCAAGTATCACAATAATAAAAGAGGTGAGTCGATTTGGCAGAAATACTTAAAATAAGAGAAATAACAATTGATACTATGCAACACAAGGAATTCAATGTAAAAGAAGAGGAACTGAAGCTCATCCGGTTTTATCAGAATGATTTAAACTCTGCCAAACTATTAATCAATGTTACTCACGACAAAGTAGTAACAGATTTTTCATCAGCAACAGGTGTACAAATTGCATTCTTAAAGCCTGATTGTAAGCGAGTATTCCAAGATGTGCAGAATGTAAATCAAATGCAGGGTAAGTACTATGTTGTTTTAAGTACGCAAACTCTGATTGCCTATGGTAATGTCATTGCACAATTGAGATTAACTTTCCCGAATAACAAAGTAATCGAAACTTGTAAATTCGCATTTACAGTAGATGAATCAATAATGTCTGATGAGGCAATGAAATCTACAAATGAATTTCCAGTAATCCAAAAAGCTATTGAAGCGGGTAAGAAGCTTGAAGGTGTAGATATTGACGGCATTATTGCAGCTGGGGAATTAGCAAAGGGAGCATTACCCCGAACAGGCGGCACTATGACAGGTAATCTCATATTTGATAAAACACCTGCAAGCGGAACTAGTTGGAGAAACCTTTCTTGGAGTTTAGACGGTACTGAGGCGTTTAGATGGGGACTCAATGGAGCAAACAATTTCATGTTATGGGATGCTAAGAACAATGTAATCCCTATTGAGTATAGACCTGCTACTCAGGAATTACGACTTGGAGGAACAGGGACAACCACCATTGTACGGGACTCTAACGTTGTCAAAAAAACTGAAATATATAGCTCACTAGTGAAAGCTGATGGGGGATGCATCTCAATAAGTAATACCGACCTAGATAACTTAAAAACTCCAGGGTTTTACTCAGGTTACACTCTAGGTAATGCCCCAGCAGGAATAACAGGTACGTTATATGTGGATGTTACTATGCATACGCCAACTTATATTAAGCAAGAAGCTACCACAGCAACAGCACCAACTATACAGAAATATACTAGGGAGCTTATAAATAACGTTTGGACACCTTGGCAGAAGTTAGTTAGAGAGGAAGATGTATATAAGAAAATAGAGATATACTCTAATTGGGTTGCTCCTGATGGTAGATCAAAATCTATAAACGATACAGACTTGAACACTGTAATTGACTCAGGGATTTATACAGGACAGAGGCTGACAAATGCCCCTGAAAATATTACAAATTTCTTTTTCTATGTGGAGGTGCTACCTTATACAAATAATTCTTATAGACTGCAACGAGCTACACTCTTAAACCATGTTAGTCAACGTGTATGGTTTCGAACGCTTATCGCCGGAAACTGGCAACCGTGGACTGAAATGACGTATAACAGTAAGGACGGAACTACAAACTTGATAATCACTAGCGATTTCACTCCTACTAGTGGCACAGTTCAGAATATCGTTAGAAGAGGAAATACTGTCACTTTAATGTTGGACGTAACTCGAAATGCAGACTCAACAAGTCCTATAGTGACAACACTACCTGAAGGAGTACGTCCGATAGGTTCCCTTACTACAGATATAGCATCACCAGACGGGACTATGTCGAGATTATTAATTAGATTTAATGGAGAAGTCCATTTGGACACTAAAGGCAAACGCTACAGAATACTTCAGACTTTTGTGACCCCGTAAAGGAGATGAGACAGTATGGCTAAACTATATGGGTATTGCTACAATGATCAGGGGAAATTCACTGAAATGATTCCTTTGGAAGAAAAACCGATTTACGGAAAACAGACCTTCTATCGAGAAGAAACAAAGGAAATTTTCGTGAACGATAAACTTTGCGAACTTCATCAATCTATTGAGAACGGCACTTACGTACCAGATCAAGAAGATGAAGAAGAACCAGTCAATAAATATGATTGTTCTAATTGTGTAATGGAACATGTAGAGTATGAAACTATTAAAGTGCCATACGAGGAAGATGTTGTTATAGGTTATGAGCCCGATATTCCTGCAAATTGCACTTTAGAGGTTTGTCCTGATGGAATTTACTACCCATTATTCAAAGATGGCAAATGGGTTAAAACGGCAGAACCGGCACCTGAGGAGCCAAAGCCTGAGGAACCTTCTGAGCTAGAAAAAATCAAGCAACAATTAGCTGATATTCAGAAAGAGCTAGAAGATATCAAGAATCAGAAACCGCCAACTCTTGATGAAACAGAAGCGCTAATAACATTTGCAGCGCCTATACAAGACACACCAGATTATAAACACGAAATTAATAAAATTAAGCAAGTCATTCCGAATTTAGGAGATCAAATTGTTGATTTGCATAGTCGAATAGCTGATTTGGAGAACAAAGAGCAGGTGTAATTAACTGGTC